AACCATGCTTCTGTATTATAGCAAAAACCTCTGGCTTTGTCAAGGGAAGACCAAGAAAAATATTCCACAAATTTCAAAAATATTTTCGGCAAAAGGGTTGACAAATCTCGCATTTTTCACTATAATATAGGTGTAAGAGTTACCGTGCAGACTCTTACAATATCAATCAAATAAATGAGGTATTTTCCAGTGACCAATCCAGACAATATCTCGGAGGTACTAAGAAAATACGACAAGTCTTTTTTAGATGCGTTCAGTATTATTTTTGACGTAAAGATGTATAAGAAATCCGATAAGACAGTTATTCTTTTAGATTGTTCAGAGACGCTGCATGATATTGCGATTAACGATGAGGTCTATATTGTAACGAGTCTACAAGAGCTAACTTCTGTGTTAGATTTTTTCTACAACAACGTTTCTCTTTTGGAGGGCTAACATGGCGAAACATATATGTGACCCGAAGTGCATTTACTTTCCGCAATATCCAAGCAAGATAAAGAAGGAATATATTGATGCGTTTGGAGTAAAACACCGAGATGCCTGTCATATGTGTGGCTATGATGATCATCGAATAGAGAAATTCATAATTTGTGAACACTATCGGGGTAAAGTGAGGTCATCCATTGAGCAAGACGAAAAAGATGAACCTTTTTTATACGATGAAAATAACAACCTCTGAGATTGTACAGAACAATTTTTATATCAAGAGTTCCTTCGACCTTCTGAGCAAAAACAGAAACATTGTGTCATTAGGCGATAGTCAGCTGTTGAAATTCATCAGAAGGTTGAAGGATATTGAATTTAACTCAGAGGAAGTTGACGAGTTAGTCAGGCAAAGAAAAGAATTACAGAAACTACCAAAAAATAAGCGTACCAGCAGAAAGATTGCAGATATACAATCACAGGTAAATGAGAAATTGTTCATTCCAGATTTGGTGTCTGTGAAATGTGATACGACAAAGAAAGATTACAAAGAGATTTGTAAAAGAAACTTTATTGTAGATGTATCAATTAACGATAAGAACTATGTTATCAAGTATAAACGACTGTGCGCAGGGGCAGGACAGCTAAGACGAAATACCGCACTTTTTGTGAACGAGGAACTTTACGATATGCTCGAAAATATCATGATGTGCGGTCTGACAAAAGAAAAGATTGGTAAGATAAACCTTGCTAAATTTTCTGCTTACTATGCCTTGTATACGTCAGCCGCTTCAAAGGTAAGAACCCCTCGGATTTGCGTAGTAGATGATTTTGAATATATCCTACCTAACCAAGAGGTTGTATGGATTGAAGAAAATGATCAAGGCGTACTCGACACCTCTAACAAAAAGATAGATATGCCTATTAACGCCTTTGACGGTGCTGGTATGGTATCTCCTGAAATGGCAAGATTGTGGCAAGAGGATTTAGGTTTAGATTATCTTCCTGCTTCATTTATTGTCAGAGCACCCTTTATAAAGGGATTGGTAAGTGTGTTTGACTTCCATAGATTTGCTAATGAGGTTGCTCATAAAGAGTATATCACAGACCATTGGGGTCAACAGTATAGAGCCGATGAAATCGATGTAATACTTTCAACGAGTCAATTCAAAATGTATAAGAGATATATAAGTTTCGTTGAGTATATGTATTACTTCAAAAAGTTTGGACATATTTTCAATGTAGCCAGAGTATCCAAAAAGAAAAATAACGAAATGACAACCCTGAACTATCAGTATATTCAAACAAATAAGTTTACAGAGGAAACTATCAAAGGGTTGGCAAGCTATACGACAGATTGGCTCCAAAAGGTAATGTCTGGTGATAGATTGTTTACAATGCTACTTGTAATGGGTGCCCAGAATTCTGGTGCAACAGAACAGGAGATTTTAAACAATTTGGATTCCGATGTTGCAAGAGCGTTCATGTATAGCGAGGATATAATCAAGGATACCTATGTTCGAAAACAGGTAAGTAAACTTATCGAAAAGAAAATCAAACAAGCAAAGATTGGAAAACTCTACGTTGAGGGAAGCTATGACTTCACCATTCCTGACTTGTATGCCTTTGCAGAACACGCTTTTGGCATGGAGCCTGTTGGGTTGTTAAAGGCAGGAGAGTGTTGGAATAAGCGTTGGGTAGACAAAGGTTCTCCTGTGGTTACTCTGATGAGAAGTCCTTTGGTGGCTCCGGGAGAAAATAGAAAATTAAACATCTCTTTCGATGAGAGATGTAAGGACTGGTTTCGATATATCTATAGTGGTAATATCTACAATATATGGGATACGACCATTATAGCTCAATCAGATGCGGATAAATCAATTGTCCGAGGCTATGGCAACATAGCTGTAGAATGTGGTGAACCTACAAATGTAGGGTGTGCAGCGTAATACTGCGCTAACGACAAAAGGCTAAGTCTGTTGTTGTTCATATAGGGGACGCTTATATGGATAATAGTTATTACGTTTATGGTTATATCGATGTAGATGATAACAATGTGTTTTATATTGGAATGGGCAAAGGTAGACGGGCCTATTGCACATATAAAACAGGTAGGAATCAGTATTTTTTGGATTATTACAATTCCCATAATTGCAAAATGTTTTTTGTTAAAAAGAATTTGACCAAAGAAGAAGCGGAAGCGTTAGAAACTGATAGGGTGAAATATTACCATTCAATAGGCCAGTGCTATGCGAATAGCACTTATAACGGGAAGCGAACAGGAGTCTTCGGCGAGAGAAATGGTAACTATGGGAATGGAGAGAAACTAAAGAATACGTATATTAGACACCCGGAATTAAAGGAAAAAACCAAGAGGGTCGGAACAGAAAATGGCAGAGCCAGAAAAATTGTTGCTATTTACAACGGCAATAAATACGTATTTGATACAGTAAAGGATGCGGCGGCTTGGTTGATAAATTCCGGATTATCAAAAGGAACTATACAAAATGCACAATCGGCAATATCTCAAAGAATTAGACAGGGAAAAGTGTATTGTAAGGTTTATTTTGAATACATTGAACAATAACAGATACGCAGATGTCGTGCCAAGCCGTTAAAAGGCGGAAGGTGTAACGACTAAATGGAACCTTGGTTCCGAGAGGAATGGCGTGAAATTCGTTGTTCCGTAGTGCCACATATCCTTGTTAAAGGATAAAGAAATAGTCTACTCCCCTAATAAATATCGGGAAACCGAGGGTATAAAGGTACGATGGTGATTTGATCTTGGTTAGTGATAACCAATATCTTCTAGATGCGGTGGATGGAAATCTACCAATTGTAACCTATGAAAAGAAAAAAGCAAAAGAGCAGAGGTTAAGTCCGACCAATTTTGCAAAGATGGATTGTGCATCTTTTGACCAGAAAATCGGACAGATTACCAATCTTGCTTCTACTCTGATTTCGATGTTGTCTGAGTTCTCAGAGGACAGTGTTGAGTGGAGGGAAATACGGAAAAGGATAGACGTGCTTCGCAGATTCCAAGGGGATGCGATCCCATGGTCGCAATATGCAGTAATGTATATTTAAAAATTCGGTGAACCTACAAATGTAGGGTGTGCAATCAACGCATAGTGTTTCGTAGGAAATGACGAATAGTGATTGCGCTAACAGGGAAGACTAAGTGTGATAATATATGTTAACCCTGTGCTAAGCGTAGCTGGAAACGGCTATGAAAGTCAAACGAGCAAGGTATACAACCTAAATCTTATTTTAGATATGGCTATGAAACCTGTATTATGTGGGCGAAATTCCTACATAAGAAGTGCCGAACATCCGTTGTATGCGGATGATGATGTGCTCTAAACCCCTGATAAATATCGGGAAACCGAGGGTACAATTGAGATTCTACTAAAGGCATGGTGTTTGTACCACCACCAGCCTATTGGAATAAGCGACAGAAGTATATTCCTATTCCAGAAGACGCAGACAAAGAAACTGTTGACAAAATCAAAGAGGAGAACAAGGTTATTCAATTCAACAACAGAATTTGCGCTAATAGAAAACCTTATTTCTTTGGTTATGTATATGACCGAGAGATGGAGGGGTACAAATACTATAAGCAGACAAAGTATGATAGAATCGCAGAAAATGATTTTGGAAAGAGATTTGATGAGATTCTAAAATCCGATAATCTTTCCGAAGCAGAAAAGAAATTTAGAAATGGCTTTCTAAAACATAGCCCACTCAGACGTTCCCCTTGTACAATGAATCAGTTGGCATGGTATGTTGAGGATATTCAGTTCGATAACACGTTTCGTAAAAAGGCAGACGGCTTTGATTATCATATTCTGATGTCTAAGAATGAGATAAATAAGAAGTCTGCTACTTACAACGAAGTTATTAAGAGCCTAACTGAATTCTTCAAGGGATTCCGCAACATTCAGTATTATAATGAAATGAATGACTCGTTTTTGGATGGGCTTTTTGAGTATGAAAACTTATATCCGTTTTTGTACGCAACGCTAAAGGAAGACCTGTTTAACGCATGTTCTAACGAAGAAGAATTGTGCGATATGGTTATCTATGTGACATATGAGAAGTTTCCTTCTAAAGACAGGGATTTTCTGTGGTCTATTTTCGGGAAACAGATAATAAAAAATATGCAGTCTAAGGCAGAAAAGGTTTCTATTGTTGTCGAAGATAATGAAGGAAAAGAGTATTTAGGTAAGAAATATAAATTAGTTGAGGTGGATAACTCGGATGCTGTTCAGACAATCGAATCTAAAGAAGAATAACCCAGAGGCGTTTGCTTTTATTAACGAAGCAAAAGCGAAACTTAAATCTGGTTCGCCAGAATACGAAATTCGCCTGAATATAGAACAAGAGATTTTAAAGAGCAATAAATATTTTGGTGAAAAGATTGCTAAGTATTATGCCGACAAATTTGTGTCAATTGCAAAGAGGGAACTCAAAGACGGAGAAAAAATCATTCAGTTCTCAAAAGAAGAATTTGAGTTTATTGACACGTCCTTCGTAGACGAAGCAGACAGACTATGTATGTTTATCCTCATGTGTCTAAGCAAATACTATGGCGGTAAGTTTGACATGAAAACCTCTGAATTAGAAAATGAGTGTCACCTTAAAAAAGGAACTGTTGATATTCGGAAGTATGTCAACAATGACCCCGATAAAAAACTATTCTGTCATAGCACCGTGAGGGATAAGCGGTTCTTCTATTATCCCTCCCCCTATATTGAGGGGTTGTTTAATCCCGATAATATCTGTCTGACAATTAGAAATTTTTACAGCATCTTCTACTATTATGATTACTACCACAATCCAGATAAGTATCGGTTCTGTAAGAGATGTGGCAGGATTTTACCAAAGAAAAAGCAAAATCCTCAAACCTATTGTTATAAGTGCGCAAAAGTTGTTACCGCAGAAAATAAAAAGTCTCTCCAACGTCTCCATGAAGACTGGCAACTTATCACCTGTTCTAAGTGTGGTTGTGAGTTCAAGGTTGGTCCCAAAAACAAAAAAACTCTGTGTGGTAGATGCTACGCTGAGAAACGAAAAGCGGATAAGATTGAGTGCTGGCAAAATAATCATGAAAACTGGGGTTGACAAAAATTTACGGAAATGCTATAATTTATAAGCCGGTAGGCTTATAAGACATGAATCGTGAAAATAGTCTACCCTCAAAAGACCCTTATATTCTAAGGGTGAATCGAATGTGACTCTAAAAAACCTATAATGAATAAGGAAGAATCGCACTTTCTTATTACATGAATCAAAAGGGGAATTATAAAAATGGTGGCAGTCCGCCAAGATGAGTTTGAACGTCTCTGTAAAGCTGGTTTAATTAACTTCGGAGCAGAAAAGAATTACGCAATCGTAAATAAGAAAAAGAAAGCCAAGCGTAAAAAGTATTTCGTTGTAGAAAATAGAAAAATCCTTAATTTCCTTGGACGTAGACGGTAAAGGGAGGGTTCGCTATTTTAGACCAACGACCCGTTGTTCTTGACACCAACTGTTTGATGGATGATGAGAACATTCTCTCCGTTGCTTTGGATAAGTACAAAAACGTAATTATCAACATTACAGTTGTAGAAGAACTCGACAATCTAAAAAGAAACCGGGATATTACAAAGGCGAAACGAGCAAGAAAGGCCATTGAGAAAATCTATGAACTCAGCAACAGAGTTCATTTCGACTTAGATAAACGTGTTATTGATGCGTTATCTCAGAACGGTCTTGACAGCTTGTATAATCCAAATGACGATATTATCCTTTCCTGTGCGCTCATAAACAATGCAGATATCTATACTAATGACCTTGCTCTTAAAATCAAAGCAAAGTCTCTAAGCGTTCCTATCGCAGACTTGTCCGTTAAGACTGGTGGGTACAAAGGCTATAAAGAGGTTATTCTCTCGGACGAAGAAATGTCTAATCTCTATTCTCATTTAGATGACAACGCCTTTGGGTGTCTCATCAATGAATATCTAATAGTAAAAGATACTTCTGGTGAGAGTGTAGACCTTCTGAAATGGAACGGCGAAATGTTTGCTAACGTCTATAACAAGAATATCAAGACAATGGCCTTTGGCGACAAGATTAAGGCTAAGGACATCTATCAGAGAGCCGTTATAGATAGTATTATAAATAATACCATCACCGCTATTTCTGGTGTAGCCGGAACGGGCAAATCGCTACTATCTCTCATGTGTGCTATGCACCTTGTAGAAACAAACAAGTATAGCAGAATTGTTATCCTGAACAATCCTACCAAAGCTAAAGGGGCAACTGACTGTGGTTATTATACTGGTAGTATGACAGAAAAGCTCATGCAAAATTCTATCGGAAATATCTTGAACACCAAGTTTGGTGATAGATTTGCCGTGGATTTGCTCTTACAGCAAGACAAACTCCGTGTAATTTCTATGGCAGATGCTCGTGGTATGGAAATCAGGGATGATGAAATCCTATATATCACAGAATGTCAAAATACCTCCATTGAACTTCTAAAGTTATCTTTGTCTCGTGCAAGTCAAGGTGCAAAGATTATCATAGAGGGCGATGTGAATACTCAGGTCGATTCCGCTGAGTTCCTTGGAAATAAAAATGGTATGAGACGTGCTGTGGAAATCCTAAAAGGTTCTGAACTATTTGGGTTTGTAGAACTCAAAAATGTTTGGAGAAGTAAGATTGCTGAACTGGTCGAGAAAATGTGACCAGAATTTAAAATAGAAAGTTGGAATTATTTTTGACCACTATTCCAATGGCAAAACTTCCAAGAGTATCCTTACTATATAGCCAACGCAAGATTGTGTTGTATGACGATATTGATGAGGATAGCGCATTTGAATTTACTAACTGTGTGAACAGGCTTATCTATTTAGATAACAAGATTGGGGAAAAGAAGTCCATTGAAATCCTAATCAACAGTGGCGGAGGACTTGCTTACTCTGGCATTACAATCATTTCTTTGATTGAGCAGTTAAAGAAACAAGGATACGAAGTCACAACTGTTAATACTGGTCTTTGCGCTAGTATGGCTTTTATAATCAGTATCTGTGGCTCCAAGAGATGTATGTACGAAAATGCCGTATATATGTATCATGACGCTTCAAGCGGAACGTTCGGCAAACTTGAAAACATGAAAGATGATGTTCGGGATATGCAGAAACTCCGTGATACATTGGATGAGATTGTTCTTAGATATACCAATGTATCTAAAGAGAATATTCAGGAGTGGCATGATAGAAAGTTCGACCGCTACTTCTATAAAGACGAGGCGCTATCTCTAAAGATTTGTGACTTTGTACTGTAATGAAGGGGATTTGAGGATGGAAGAAAAGGAACTAAACACTACCCCCAAGGCAGAAGATGAGGTTAAGTTAGATGATCTTTTTGGCGCTCTTGCTGACGGTGACGAAGGTGAAGCCAAGGATTATCTGGATGAAAACCTAATCCTTATCAATACCGAAAAACTCGGTGATTGCAAAATGGACGTACAGAAATTCCGTGAAGGAATTGAGTCCGTATCATTCTTGTGTGGTGCAATCACGGCACTTGTGAATGTTGGTATCAATCCTAATAAGGCTATGAATTATCTAATCGATAAGGAAGCCGCTGAGTCTGCAATGCGACACAATATCGATATTGCCAACATTCAAAAAGAGACCTCTATTGAGACCTCTAAACTCAACTTTGTAGATAAAGTATCTGCTATTTAAAGTAGACTTTTCTAAATAACATTATATTACGAGAATTAAATTCTCTTGGATTTGAAAGGAAAATTATTATGACTTCTAAAGATTTTGTTCGTAACGTTGCCGAAAAGTATTCTCTGACCCAGAAGGAAGTTCGTGAAGTTCTTGACGCTTGTGAAGAGACCCTAAAGGAAAAGCTGGTTGCTGGTGATGTTGTCAAGGTTCTGGACGTTACTTTTGAAGCAAAGAGTGTTCCCGCCCATACTGGTCGCAATCCTCAGACCGGTGAAGCTATTGAAATTCCTGCTGGTCATCGTCTTTCTATGCGTCCTGCCGTTGGCTTTAAGGAAGCTATTAAGTAACTTCTCCTACGAGCTTAGAAATAAGCGCAATACTGTAGGCGTTCTGTTTTGCCCCAGAGATATTCTCTCTGGGGTATTTGGCGGATATGGAGCAAAGGCGGCTCGCCAGCCTCATAAGCTGGAAGTCAGACAGTTCGATTCTGTCATCCGCAACCACAGGGCATATGCCCGAAACCGCTTTCATGATGGATTTCTCCTTTATTATTGCCGTGTCATAGAGATACGGCAATCTGCTGACGTGGCGCAATTGGTAGCGCAATACATTTGTAATGTATGGGTTAAGGGTTCGACTCCCTTCGTCAGCTCGGTTACACAAGCAAGCCTTCCCGTGGCGTAACTGTTTCTACTAATTGCTTATGAATAATAGGCTGGGATTTGTATCCCGGTTTTATTTTTACATCTTATACATTATTACCTTTATCTATAGATAACAGGTGATTTGTATGATGGTAAAAGATGTGAACGGCAACGAATTCAACGCTGCAAGTAACGGAAAAGCTAATGCGGGTCTAACACTTGGTATGTAATAATGCCTGTTAAATCTTATCCGTCTCGTCAACGGGGTAATTATTTTTAAATAATTGCTAACGGTGAAGCCCTATATTTTTTGTACCAACTTATAGGGTAATACCGTGTCATACATTACGAAAGTGATGGGCGACGTATCGACTATCTTCGGATCGGAAGAGTAGGGTGTTTATTGACACAACACTCGAATTTGTATAAAATGCTGAATAAGGTTTAAAATACAAGAACGCCATGCGTTCTTATTTTATAATAGTTGAAAGGGTGAATTGATTGTGAAGACTTTGATAATCAGAGCCTTATCGAAAGTCAAATTTTTCCAAACGAAGCGGGCACAACTAAAGGAAGAGTGAGAGGGGGGATAACTTGCTAACTATAATAAATACAGATTTGTATGTTACAAGGGGTGATTCTGCATATTTATCCGTAGAGATTGATGTACAGAAATGTCGCTGTAGCGAACCTTACTATTTTACAAAGGGCGAAAAGCTATATTTTACGGTAAAGAAGAACACAAAAACAAAGGACTTTTTGTTCCAAAAGGTTTACGATTTCGATAGAGATGGTTCTCCGGATGAAAATACTGTTGTGTTCAAGATATTACCAGAAGATACAGAAAACATTCCGTTTGGAAAATATACATACGATGTAGAGCTTATTACAGCAAGCAAGGACAAATATACCGTCATAAAACCCTCTTTATTTGAAGTGTTGCCAGAAGTCACTTATTCAATAAATGAGGGAGTGTGATGCAGGATGTCCGATTATACATCACTACCCAAAAATAAGTTAGTTGGAAAAATCAACGGAATGATGAAGATATTAGATAGTTATGATGAACTAAGAAATCTGCCGTCTATTAACGGAGTAGAGCTAAAAGACGCACTTTCTCTGGATGACCTTGGAATTAGTTGCATTGTGACCAAAGACTATCTTTATGAATTCCCAAATGTTGGACAAGAAAAAGATTTGTATGTAGCGAGAGAGGAAAATAAGATTTATCGATGGGATGAGGAGGAGCTAAAGTATTACTCTTTAACCTCTGGCTCTGATTATACAGATATAAAAATTATTGATGGAGGAAATGCTTAATGGCTAATGTTACTTTAAACACTCGCATTATCACCAGAAATGACCTAAAGGCGACTTGGCTTGAAAAGAATCCTATTCTGCTTAAAGGCGAGATGGGTGTCGAAATTGACACTGGCAAGTTCAAATTTGGTGATGGAGCCAAGAACTGGAAAGCTCTTGAATATGGCTCTGCAAAACCCGCCGTTGTTGGTGCTGCCGCTCCCAAAGTCTCTGATTTAGATTATGAGCTTGGTCAGATTTGGGTTGTGAAGGCTTCTGGCGCTGGCAATGGTATATCTTATATTCTGGCCTCTAAGACTGAAACCGAGGCTACTTGGAAGAGAATCGTAACCCCTGAAGACCTTCAGGATCTTGGCGCTGGCGATATGCTCAAGGCGGTTTATGCCACCAACGAGAAAGCCGCTCAGGGCTATGTTGATAAGGCTATTCTGGCTGATACTGCAACTAAGCTGGCTACTGGCATCGAGGTTTCTATCACTGGTGACGCTACTGGTTCTGCGGCTGGCTTTGACGGCTCTAAAGATACCAGCATCGATGTCACTTTAGCAAACACTGGCGTTGAAGCCGGTACTTACACCAAGGTTACTGTGGACACCAAAGGTCGTGTGACTACTGGTGAAAAGATTACTCTTGAGGATATCCCCGGCACCGAAGAGGGCAAAACCCTAAAGGAAACCTTAGCGGCTATCGGCACCAACAAGCAGGATAAAATTACTGGTGCTGCCACTACTATTGTTGACAAGGATTTGGCTGCTGGCAAGGTTGTTGTTTCCGACGCATCTGGAAAAGTTGCCGTTAGCACCATGGACACCACTACTCTCGAGGGGCTTCCCGGGCGTATTGATACTCTGGCTGGTAGCGTTGACAATATTCCTCGTTACAACTACAAAACTGGTCTGAGTGCAGATGTCGAAGATGCAAAGAAAGACGACCAGTCTCAGATTGATGCTACCGTAATTCCCGTAATTACCGCCGCTTATACCGCTCCTGAAAAATGGGATGCTGTCGTAGTCGGTATTAGCTTTAAACCTTCTGACGTTAAGAAAGATGCTCTGTACTTCTATAATGGTACTGCATGGACTTTCCTGTACTATGTCTCTACTGGCATTAACCGTGCCAATGCAGATGTGGCTGGTATTGTTGAAAGCTCTGATGACATCACTTTTACTGACGGGGCTGGTGTTGTTAATCAGGCTGGCAAGGTTAAACACGGTCTAACCATTGGTTCTAAGACTTTTGATGGTTCTGCTGATGTTACTTTGGAGTCTGCCGACCTTGCTGATGTTATCCCTGTGGCTACCGCCGAAAAGGTTGGCGGCATTAAGGCTTCTACCGCTGTAAACCAGATTGGCGTGGCCGCCGATGGCATTGCCTCTGTAAACAGTGTTGCAGTTGCCAAGTTGACTCTGAACGGCGATACCCTGATTCTCGATGGCGGCAATGCCTAATTATTGAGCGTAGTGCCTCGCTTGCCTGTTTCGGAATAAAAAGGGGTTATATTATAGAGCGGGGTTGTTATAAATGCAATGGGTAGAAATACTAAAAGATTTGGGTATTGCTGCTGCATTGAGTACAGTCATTCCCTTTCTTGTCTCTCGGTACTATAATAAGAGAGACAAGAGGGAGGATGATATTTCAGACCTAAAAGAATTTAAAGAGGAGCATGAGTCTACTTCTAAAAAGATACTGGAAAAGCTGGCTAAGATCGAAAGTGATCTTGATATTCAAAAAAAATCTCAGCAAGCTCTTTTAAGAGATAGAATTCTTCAGGGTGCGAGATTTCATCGTGGTCTAAAGGGAATATCCGTTGCAGAACGAGACTCCCTTGAATTGATGTACGAGCAGTATCATGAGTTGGGGGGCAATGGAACGGCTACTTCTGCTATGGAGGAAATCCGAAAATTGCCAATTACATATGACGAAGACAGCGATATCCAATAATGTTTCTCTAAGATATAACTTTGCTAAATGTAAAAATAGGGACCTTTTTGGTTCCTATTCATGCCCAATATTTGTTGATGTTGGGTGTGAATAGGCATCAAAAATCGGATTGAAAAGGAGTTTTTTAAATGAATTTTGGAATCGAAAGAGATGAGTCCTTCAAGGATTACAAAATCCGACTTTCCAAAAACAAAGACATTTATGGGCTTTCATGGGAGCAAATTGCCAAACTGTTAAATACAGTATCTGGTAATAATTTTAATGAAAGTACCTACAGAAAATGGTGGAAAGCATATTGCGAAGGACAAGACGATGCCTCTGGTGGAGGAATTCTTAATTTAGACGAGATTGAAATGCAGAAATCTAAAATCAGGTTTTACGACCAGAGACGAGAATATAATAAACTTATTAGGCAGTCTGCAAGAAATGAGAATTTAAGAGAGATTTTTATTAACGAACTTCGGAATGTGAAGCCCATTGAGTATCATCCTGACTATGCCGCCAAGACCTATTGTGGTAATGACCTATTTGTCGGATTGAGCGATATCCATTATGGTATCAACATTCAGAATTATTGGAATGAATACAATCCCGAGATTGCCAAAAAAAGAATTATTAAATATCTGGAAAAAATTGTAGAAATCCAACAAACTCATGGCTCTGAAAGCTGCTATGTTTGTTCTAATGGTGATCTGATTAGTGGTAAAATCCATAATACTATCGAAATTGCCAATTGCGAAAATGTTGTATCTCAGGTTATGGGCGTCTCTGAGCTGATTTCGTTTTTCTTGACAAAACTTTGTGAGGAATTCAAGAATGTATACTTTTGTGTTGTAGCAGGAAATCATTCCAGAATTGGCAAGAAGGATGAAGTTCCTTATAATGAAAGGCTGGATGACTTAATTCCTTGGTATGTAAAATCCAGACTACAGAATGTTTCTAATTTTTCTATTTTAGATAATACAATTGACCCTACTATGAACATGGTTACAATTCGTGGCTTAAATTATGTGAATGTTCATGGCGATTATGATAACGCTTCTACTATCCAAAAGCTAACGGATATGATTGACGATAAGGTTTATTGTGTCTGTTTGGCTCACAAACATCATAATTCTACCGATTATACTCATAAGTACAAAGTCATTATGACTGGAAGTCTAATGGGTGTAGATGATTTCTGCGTTCAAAAGAGAATTTATGGAAAGGCCCAACAACTTGTGGGGGTATGTACAGATAAGGGTATGATTTGTACATATGATGTAGATTTGCAATGATAGAGTTACATTCTGAATGTATCTTTATACCTTGTAGTTTATTGGGTAGAAATGCTACAAGGTTTGTGGTAGAAGCTAACAGCTTTAAAGATAGTTTATATATGTGCGATGGTGCCCATAGGTGCAATGCCAAAAGTTTGCTTGGTGTTCTATCTTTGAACGTAAGAAGGAATTGTCCTATTATTTTTGAGACCGATGCAGAAAACTATAAAGAAGTTTTCGACGAATTAAAGTTGTTTTTAGAAACAGAAGAATGGCAGGTGTTCTAATGGCAGCGAAACGAGGAAGACCACCCGCCCCCACTACGAAGAAGGCAAGACCAACGACGGATGAGGCTAAAATATTCTGTCTTAGATGCGGTTGTTCTGACCAATCAAACTTTTATCAGACCAAAGATAAGAATCGTAAGTTTTTTGGAAAAATACCATATTGTAAAGATTGTATTAAGGAATTCTATTCATACTATCTAAAAAAGTATGGAGACAACAATCTTGCTATCTATTATACTTGCCGGAAAATAGACATTCCGTATGTTCATCGAGCATATCTTGGCGCTCTTGAAAATGTAAACAAAGAGAGTTCTAGGATAAAAGGAGAGGAAAATCTCCTCCAAGCATATATTAAGAATATGTCTTTTGCGGAACAAAATGGATGGGGTGCTGTTTTCGATGATAGCAGCGGAGAGGATGCCATTGGCGGACTAACCTCATATGACGTTTATACAAAAGTTAAAAAAGATAAACGTGTTGTTGGTGGCAACTCTAATGACGATGATAGATATGAGACTATTGAATATGACACCGAATTTTTACAAAGCAAATGGGGAATTTACGATAACGAAGAATTGGCCTCATTGGAAAGCGAATATTTAGATTGGGCTGAGAAACTTGGCTTTAAGAACGGTATTATCAGTGAGAAGTCTATTGATGTTATCGTAAAGCAGATTTGTTATCAGACTTTGGAAATTAACAACGACCGTATGAATGGTAATGATGTTAATAAAAAAGTTGATACACTAACAAAATTGATGAATAACGCAGGGCTTATCGAAAAGCAGAAATCCAACAGCGAGGTTGAGCGTGGTATTGGTCAGCGCATCGAAGATATTGAAAGGTTTAGACCTGTCAAAGAGGTCGATTCCGATTTGGCAGATGTAGACAATATCAAAATGTTGTTTGACGCTTTTGTTGGCTGTATGGCAAGAAGCCTCAATAAATCTAACGCTTACACTAAGGCTTTTGAGGAAGAATATGCTAAATACAGCATCGACTTGATTGAAAATTCTGATACAGAGGGCGGTGAACCTTCTGATGGAAAATGATGAGCAAGAAAAATCTAACAAGATAAGGATTAAACGACTGAAGCACAAAGAGAAAACCAGAAAAGAACGGGCGGATGAAATAAGTGAAAGTTGGTTTGCTTATTGGAGAGCAAACCCTCATAGATTTATTACGGATTATTTGGGATTAGTTTTATACGACTTCCAAAAAGTCCTTATTTATGCCATGAACTTTTATACCTATTTCATTTTCGTAGCGAGTCGAGGATTAGCAAAGAGCACACTTACTCTTCTTTTCTGTATTCAACGTGCCATTCTGTATCCGGGACAAAAGATACTTGTCGTATGTCCTGTTAAGAGCCAGTCAAGAAACTTTATCAAGAAAATATACGACTTTATTGGTAAAAGTCCCAATCTGGCAAGAGAAATCGATGTTGCAAATATCAAGACGGGCTTGAATGAAAGCGAAATACCCTTCTTTAATGGGTCGAAAATATTTACCACGGTCTATAGCGAGAACTCGCTTGGATTGAGGTGTCATATACTTATTGTAGATGAGTTTGTTCGTACCGACAAAGATGTTATTACCCGAGTATTTGACCCTATGCTTTCAGATGGACGCAAACCCTTATATTTAAATATTAAAAACAAGGACGAAAAATTGCGCCTATACGAAAAAGAAGATCTAAAGAAACTGTTGCTTAGTTCTATTCGTAGAGCTGATGAATGGTCATATAAAACACTGGAAGACTATATTGGAAATATGACAGATGGCAGTAAGGATTATGCCGCTATTGTTCTTCCATATCAGTTAGGCGTTCGTAACGGATTTATTAGCCGTAAGACCGTAGAGAACGCTTTTAAGAATAATGAAAGCGGACGAGATCTCTTATTGGCAGAATTTGCCGCCGTGCCTGAACGAGGAACGGGAAATTCGTACTTTACCTATTCGATGTTCCAAAAATTAAGGACGAATTCAAGAGCATTATTCTGCATGAACGACACAGAATACTTTGAATACAAAGATAAAAAAGAAAAGTGGTTTTTGTACCAAGAGAAATTACCAAATGAAATCCGACTTCTTACTGCCGATATTGCTTTGCTGGAATCCGCCAACAACGACAATACTTCAATCTGGATAATCCGGCTTGTTCCTGATGGTGGTAGGTATAGAAAGATTCTGGCTTATGGCGAAAGCCTCCATGGCATAAACTCTATTATTCAGACAAAACGAATAAAGCAACTGTTTTACGAATTGGAATGCGACTATGCTGTGATAGATACCCAAGGTGTGGGGCGAATACTTGCCCTCCTATTTAGAAATAAATGGGTAATTAAAATGGTGGAAAAATCTGGAAAGCTGAGACGCTAATCAGAGCGGAAGTTTATATTTAAAAGTATAGACACGCACAACGCATAGGATTTGAAACTGCGTTTGCAGAATATAATAATCCCAAGAGCCACCATCATCTAAACAGAATTCTGCTGTAGATGAAAAGATATGCTGAACTAATAGAAATTCAACTATTAGAACTATGAGATAAAAAGCTCATAGGATAACAAAATGAAGGTGTATTTGATTATGCCACGACTGAAACTTATGATGACGAACGTGGTATAACCTATCCGGCATGGACGGTAATAAATCCAGAAGATATAAAGATGGTAAGTCGTACCATATCTCAAAACGCAGTTCCTGTAATCTATTCCGTAAAAACTCCTATTCAGATTAAGTCTGCTATGTTTAGCAATATGAAAGACTGTCTCACAAGTGGAGATGTTTCTTTGCTTGCTGATACACAAGAAGCAACAGATTATCTAAATAAGACTTTTGGTTTTTATAAGATAGAGGACGAGGACTTACGCAGACGTATGCTGAATCCATATGCACAGACGGATTTACTAATCAACGAAAGTATTAACCTTGACCAAGTTGTCACACAGGGATACCTAAGTCTAAAAGAGAAATCCGGTAGACGTAAGGACCGCACGATGTCTGTAGCGTATGGCTTGTGGTATGCAAAGAAACTTGAAGACGATTATGTTAATCAGAATCAGTCTCTTAATATTTTAGACTATATATTTACTTTTTAGATAATTTCAATATAAGGTGGTGATTTTTGTGGACGAGATAAAAGAACAAATCAGCGAACAGGAAGTTAATCAGGTTCTTAATGCTTTTGACTTTTTGGAGTTTTCTAATTCGTATAGAAATACTTATTATAACTCTTATTTCACTCCTGATATTATCAATCAGAAGATGAAGGATGTCAACATGAACCCGATAGAAGCGACTATCGAGGGAATGGAGAGCGCATTAAAGAACCCTAAAAACAGCGAAGATATTCTTAGAAGTTATGCTGTTTCTATGGAAAATCTTAATATGTACTATAAGCGTCTTATTAGATACTTCTCGGATATGGCTTCTTTTAATCTAAATTACGACTGCATTAACGCAACGAAAATGTCCGATTTTAAATCTAAAGAATATAAAGAAGACCTTGCTATTTTAGATGACTTCTGTTCGAAATTTGACTTCCGAACTGAGTTTGGAACCATTCTTAGACAATTGCTTAGACAGGGTGTCGAGTATACTGTTTTGAGGATGGACGGAGATAAATATACCCTCCAAGAATTACCACCTGAGTTTTGTAAGATTACTGGTAGACACGCCTATGGATTACTCTTTGATTTTAACATGGAGTGGTTTATTGGGAATTATGGTGTGGATATCAATATGTACCCAAAAGTCTTCAAGAGAATGTATCGTCAGGTGTTTAATAAGGTTACGAAAACATATAATCCACATATGCTTGTAGATGAACGTGATAGCACTTTTGTTTACTGGCATCAATGTTCTCCTGTTGACGGATTTTGGGCGTGGAAAACCTCTCCTGAAATTGCAACACTCATTCCTTATTTTGCTCCTATGTTTCCGGATATGGCATTTCAGCCTACTGTAAGAAAATTACAACAGGATAAGTATTTTATTGCGGCTTCTAAATTATTGGTTGGTATCCTTGGATTCAACAAAGAAGCCAAAACGGGTCAGGTTGCAAACCAGCTGAATATGACTCCTGATATCCTTGGGAAGTTCCTTGGTGTTGCACGTCAGGGTCTAAATAAACAGATTGGACTTGTGGCATTGCCTGTTGATGATGTTAAAGCGGTCGATTTTACTGTTGACCAAACTAATGTCGAGTCTGATTACATTAGAACTCTGGCTCAACAGGGCGTGGCATCTGCTGATGTGTTAATGTCTGACGAAAAACTAAACTCCCACCAGTCAAAACTGGCTTCTGCCATAGATGCTAACTTTGTGAAATCCATGTATGGAATGTTTGCTAACTTTGTAGATTATTATGTAAATATGAGAACTAAAAAGTATAAGTTTCATGTGTCGTTTCACGATGTAGATATTCCGGATGATAGAGCAGAGCGTGTCAATAACTTTAAAACAACGGCTTCTATGGGTATTGTAGATGTACAGTACGCTGCGAGAATGTTCAACCTAACCCCATTTGAATTTAATAGACGGTTAGAGATGTCTAAAGCGTCTGGCCTTGAAAGTAAGCTAATCTCTCTTATGAGCCTGAATAATCAGAGTGCTACTGGACAACAGGGTGCCGGTCGCCCGAAGAAAGAGACATCTGACAACGAGAACACAATGGCTTCATGGGATAGAGATAGCAATAGTTTAAAATAATGGGGTGAATTTATGGCACTAATTTCTGAAAAACTTAATAATTCTCTAAATGTGTTGATTGGCAAGTGCTTTGCTATGAACCGTATGTTGGATAGGGGTATGTCTCTCTTGATGGTTCGTTGGAAAATGGCTCGTACTTCCGAAATTCTTCATCCCGCTCTGGCTCATGCTATGACGGGGGACAAATTTGCCGATGCTATTTCCAAGTATCAAGGTTTAAGAGACAACGAGAGCATCTATCCTGCTACTCCTGTGGGTAACAAGGAATACAGAAATCCTCTGATGTTCTTTGAAGATTATCATAAAGAAAACTTAGAATTAGAGGACATGATTAAGGATGCAATTGATCAGGCTATCGAAGAAGGAGATCTCTCCACAAAGATATTTTTAGATGGCTTGCTTTCTAATCTGACTCCCTATACAGCTATGTCTCAAACTCTGATTGACCTCTGCAATCAGTATGGTACAGACGGTTTTCACTTGCAAATGTTGGATGCCAATATTGACAAGTATGTGACGGTATGAGGTGATTAGCTTGTCATTGACTGAAAAGCAAATTTACGATTTAAGCAACATGAACGTCGCCGCCCAGAACGCTAATCTTGGCGAAATTCTCAGTGCTGGCAAAGCGGGGGGTACTACAAAAGTTTCCGTTAAAGTAGGCAAGACTACGACCGGAAAGCCGGGAACCGATGCTCTTGTTGAAAATATTGGTACAGAGACTGACGTTATATTGAGTTTTACTATTCCCAAGGGTGCAGATGGCAAAAATGGATCAAATGGAAAGAACGGCACTACGCCCCAAAAAGGTGTTGATTATTTCACCTCTGATGATATTTTAGAAATGATTGCCGCCTTTGATAAGATTCCGAGAGAAGAGCCATTCTTTGATACAAGCGACGGGTGTCTCTATGCAAATGGAACGCATATTGTTTTAGATGCCGGAGAAAACGACTCCGTTGTTATGTCGTATTATAACAAGGACGGACTTGTTACGAAAACATTGACAGGGGTTAGCATCGTATATGGTGGTTCTAAGTGTTTAGATGGTACAGTTAAAAACCTTACCTCTACATCCGTTATCATTAACGGGGGAACTTATCATAACGTCTACGCTGGTTCAATTGGTGATAGCACCGTTGGAGTAGCAACGATGATTATAAATGGCGGGTCTTTTGATGCTATCTGTGGTGGTAGTTGTGCATGGGATGATGACAGTAAAACCATACATATGGCAGCAGTTGGGTATTCTCGTTTAATCGTAAATAATACGGACAACATCGTGGGTCTATTGTTTGGATGCGGTGGGACTGGATACACGACAACCGGAAAGTCCGAAACCACAATTAACGGGGGAAAGTTTCAATATGTAACAGCCGGTAGTTCCAATGGAATGGTGGGCGAATGCTCCCTTACTTTTGGCACAGACAGCAGAATTATGACAACTTCTCCTGAAGCAAAGGTTTTGGAGGGTGGATGCCGTGGATTTATTGGGCAGTCCAATCTTTATATTAACTCTGGTGTGATTGATGCTGTCTATGTGTGCGTAGAACCCGATCAAAAGCCTGTAGCAGACATGAAAAGAAGCTGTGTGGAAGTTGCGGGTGGAACGATTAAGACGTTAAGTGCCGGAAGAGTTGGAGATAATCAGGATCCCAAAAACGTTTTTTGCTCCTACAGCGGTTCTCCTGTGATTACAACACTTAATGGCGATAATATGATCGTCACAATGTTCCATGATTTAAAAGAAATTTCCGAAGCTGTTTTTAAGTAAGTAGGTATCCTAATGTTTATAATAAATATTGATCAAATGGATGAGAAGAACTTATATCGATGCGATGTTCATAAAGCAAGACAACTCCAAAAAGAAGGATTTTCTCTTTTATCTATAGATGGAGATGATTATATCTTCTTTATGACGGAGGCGTTGTGTAAGTTTTTGAGACCAGAAGGTGGTGAAAATTGTGAATAATGTCTTAAAATTTTCTGTGAATAACATTGAACTTGTTGACAAAATAGAAAAGAGCTTGTTTAGGAAAGTAAAAATTAGGGCATTCGCTACGGGGGAAAATACTCATACATTACCCATAGAAGAGGATGTCTTAAGACGTGGAGCAAAGACTATTTACAACAAGCCCATCCTCTGGAAATACAATAAATACTTTGACGATGCGGAAGGTCATGAAAAGGACGAGGTTCCCTGTGGTTTTGTTCCAGAATCCAAAGATAATCCTATTGAATTTGAGAACACAAATGACAGGGTTTACATCGTTATCAACGCTCTTTTGTGGACAAGGTATTGTGGTAGGCTGATAGACATTTTCAAGAGAGACGACATGAAAAAGGACGTTTCTATTGAAATTGCTTATATTGAAGACGAAGATAGCTCCAACGTGAAACCCAAGATTCAGGATTTTGTTGTTGCTGGAATCACGATTCTGGGAGAGATGGTTAATCCTGCTTGCAAGGGTTGCGAAGCAGAGCTTTTAGAGTTTTCAGAAAGTAAAGAAAGGTATTTAACGGAAATGATGTCTGATAATAAATCTATTATTATAGACAACTCAAAAGAGGCTTCTGTAGATGGCGCTTGGAGTAATCCGAGACGTAAGCTGTTTACACCTGTATCTAAGGCATCAAATCGAAAAGCGCTCCTAAAAGAGGCTTATTTGACTGGTGATTTTGACGCAGAAGAGCCTGAGATTACAAATTTTAAATACCCTCACCATGTTATTAGAAATGGTAAACTTGTGGTGCATCGTAGTGGTTTGCAAGCCGCTTTCCAGAGAGCTGCACAGCAAGGAATTGTAAAGGGCGAGATAAAGTCTCATCTACTTAGGCATTACAGGGAGCTTGGATTGTCTACCGAGAATTTCTCTGAATTTGCTATGAGCGAGGAAGATTTTACTCTCTACTTTGCAGAAGACTTAAAGGAAAGCGTAGGTGAAGAAACTATGACCGAAGAAAATAAGGAAGTCATTGAGGAAATTGTCGAGGAATCCCAAGAAACTCCAAAAGAAGTTATCGAGGAATCCGAGGGCGATAAGTCTGAGGTAGTTTCCGAGGATGAGACCGAGAAAATGTGTGATGTTCCTTCTTCCGACATCAATTGTGAGGATAAGCCCGAGGGCAACGAACCCAAAGAGGAGTCCGAAGACGAATCTGACGATGATGAGGACGAGGAGCATGACGACTCTCATGAAGAAGAGACTGAGGGGCACGATGAGGAAATGTCTTGTGATGCTCTAAAGGAAGAAATGTGCAAGATGCAGGACGAAATTCGTGACCTTAAAGAAAAGAACGCCGCTTATATGACTCAAATCGAAGCTATGAGCGACTACGAAGAGCTTAAAAAGTTTAAGGTCGATACCGAAGAAAGACTTGCTCGTGAAAAAGAAATGGCAGATATGGAAAAGGTCATGTGCGACATTGAAGCACGGGGCGTTAATATGTCTGAGGAAGATAAAAATGAGTTCAAGGCAAAAATCAAAGAATTCTCCTCTATTGATGCTTGGTCTAACTATGTCAAAGCACAGGCTTTTGATCGAGCCGAAAATGTTGATGGTATTGTAAAAATTGGTCTCCCTTATAATACCAGTGTATCTAAGCCCAGAAGTATCTGGGACGAAATCTAAAATAAGGTCTTTTTAGACTTAACTATAATTTAATCTTTTGAAAGGTGGAAATTTAACTATGGCAAACGTCGTCATTAAGAGCGCTGTTGCTGCTCTCAATATTGATTCTTACAACAGAACCGCAGTCTTTACCGAAGATGTGGACAACGGCTGTGTCGCTGTGCTAAAAGACTATTCCGAAAATGCTGGCGAGGAAATGGTTTGGAAAGCAGAGCAAGCTACTGAAACCTCTAAGGGGCTTTGGATGGCTACTTCTCCCGAAGTTGTTATCACCAAGGTTATGGATGGTATCGAGTATAAGGGTATCGTGAATGACCCTCGTGCTTTTGTAAATCTTAAGGGACATATGGTTGATATGACCTTCCTTACCGTTGGTGATATTGTTGAAATGACCGCCGATGGGCTAACCTTTAACCCTGCTTCTGACAACTATCTCGTTCCCGATACTACTGGCTTTAAGCTAAAGGGTGCTGCTGCTGCTGGCGATGGCTTCGCCCTGAGAAAGATTGGCAAGAGTGTTCTCCATATTGGTAATGGCGCTCTTGTTAAGACCCCTGTAGCTACCTATAAGTTCGCTGTTGAAGCCAACTAAGACTACTTTATTTAGAAAATAACGAAAGGTTGGAATAAAGATTATGAATAACGCTCTTATGTGCTTCTCTGACAACAGAGACAAAGTAGAACTCGCTTTCAGAGACTATATGAATCAGTATTTTTCTGAAGTGGAAAAGAAAGAGGGTTTCCCTTACGACAAAACTCTGGGTTTTGCTGAGAAGGAGAAGAAAGTTGACGCTCTGATGCTTGGCGAAATTTCTAAGCTGGCTGGTGTTGATCTGTCTAACAAGTCTATTTCTGTTGAAATGTTCTCTCAGCATCCCGTTCTGAAATGGGCTTCTTTTGCTGTTATTAACTCCCTGATTGACATGGTTATTCCTGACGTTCTGGATAAGTCTATCGGTCTATACACTGAGACCCGCTATGGCGCTTACGGCGATAGCTTTAACTTCGATGTAGAACCCAATGATCTATTCTATGTCTCCAAGGCTGGTCGTGACCAGAGAACTGTCGAATTCCAGAAGCAGTTCGTCGGTCAGGTTACTGTGGTTCCTGAGAATCGTGAAATTTCTGTTGCTGTGAACTTCTATAAAGTTCTTTGCGGCAAGGAGTCTATCGCCAAATTCGTCATGAAGGCTATTCTGTCTCTGGAAGCTCAGATTACCCGTGAAGTTTACACCGCTTTCGATACCGCTATGAGCGCTCTGCCTACCACCCCTGCCGATTCTAAGTTAAACGTCACTGGCTGGGACAAGAAGGAAGCTGTTCGTCTGGCTCAGACTGTTACCGCCTTCAACAACAATTCCAAGGCTATCTTCCTTGGCACTGCTCTTGCTCTGTCCGACATTCTGCCCAGCAATGCTAACTATCGTTACTGGCTGACCGATGAGTATGTAACTCTTGGCTACATTCGTAACGCTTTTGGTTACGACACCATGGTCATGCCTCAGCTGGCCGATTGGAAGAATCCCTACAAACTGGCTCTTAAGGATGACCGTATCTATGTTATTTCTCCTGCCAGCCAGAAGCCCGTTAAGCTCTGCTATGAGGGTGCTTCTCGTACCAACACCATGGGTGCCTATGAGACTGCAAACCTCACCGAATCTACTACTATCAACAAGTCTTACGGTATCGGTATTGCTACCAACGCTATTGCTGGTATCATCACCCTTCAGTAATATCTAATTTTGATATCATTCTAAGAGGAGGAGAGAGAAATCTCTCCTCACTATCTTAGAATGAGGAATGGAAAGGAATTTTTATGGCTAACACTTCTTCTAAATCCACTGCTACAAAAGCTACGCAGTCTGCAAAGACCTCTGAGCTTATAGAAAAAGAGGACGGAAATTCTGAAATCGAAAAACTCCGAGAAGAGAATAACGAAATTAAGGAGCAATTAAAACAGCTTATGGCGATGCTTACCGAGACAAAGGTTAAGGAAGAAAAGTCTAAATTGATGTCGGATGACGATGTCGGAGTTCTCGAAAGGTCGGAGCCAATTCCGGATGAACCCTCTCCTAATAAAATGGTACGTATCCTTTCTCTGTGTCGAGGGTCGTTGAATTTGTCTGAGGATGAGGCTGGAAATGGAAAAGTAAAGTTTTCCAAATATGGCGAAATTAAGACGGTTTTGTATTCATCTCTGATCAATATTGTAAACTATAATCGGAGTTTCGCAGAAAAAGGCGTTTTCTATATTTTAGACAAAGCGGCAGTTTATTATTTGGGACTAAAAGACTGTTATTCTCATTTGGTGACAAATGACGTGCTGGATAACATTTGTAATTATGACGATGTCGATATTATAAAAATTATTGACAGTACGGAAAAAACCCAAATTGACACCATGATTAAGAATCTGACAGACCGCCTTTATTCTATGGAAAGTCTCGACCTTAATAAGATTCAGACAATCAGCCAGAAGGTTGGAGTCGATATTATGGCAAAAGTAAACGAGATGAAGCAATTCAGCGGCATGAAATAATCTGTCAAAACCATTTTGAAGGGAGGTGGCGAAGGTGGATTGTAATTGCGATGTTTGTAATTCTGAGACTGGTCGGTATACAACATTTGACGAAGTTTATTCTCTATTTCTGAGTTCTATTCAGGATTACAGCATTAAAAATCTGTTTATCTATGATTTAGATATGGCTCAAGAAATGATAGAATTCTTTCTTCTTAAAGCAATACCTAAATTTCGGAATTGTGAAAAAGATATTCTAAATATCAATTTAACCTGTAAGACCTTTAATGTCAATCTTGACCTCGAAGAAAAGGTTATTCTGTCCGACTTAATGGTGTTATCATGGATGGACCGAGTGGTCAATGATATTACTCAGATGAATTTAAGCCTTAACGATAACGATTGGCGGTTATGTGCTGTGGCGTAACCATAAGTCCTATATATGGTGAAAATCATATATTGAAATCCCTTGAAATGCTGGAAGTCCCTTATAGTCTATAAACCAAAACAGAACGATGAAATATGCGTATATGGTATGGTGTAAAAATTTATAGAATTGGGTAATCAGCAGGAAAGCTCTGAATAGGAGAATCCTCAACGACCATAGGTTGAAATACCTTTAGGGCAAAGTTGTCCGAAGCGGGGGATACCTAAGTCTAAAAAGAATTTTCTTTTAGATATGGTAAAGATATGGTCTGTGCTTGTATGAAATTACAAGAAAACCCTTGTTTTAAAGGGGGTCTTTTATGGGATTAACGAACCATAAAAGTAACACAAACAGTTTAAACACTACTCTGAGGAAAAGAATCTCAAGGAAAAGAGTACATATGCGGATAGGCTTAGAGAAAAGGTCAGCCAAGAAATGACAAACTATGGTCTCTATAGAACCCCCTTCTCACAATGGGCGGTGGGTAACTATGGAATATAGGGATAGTATTATTATCAATGAAACCCACGTTGATAAAGACCATATAAATTCCTATTTAGATGGTTTGATTGGTAAGGTTTTCGCCATTCTTGGTGTTTACGAAGACTGCGTTCAGATGAATTCTTTCGACATATTCGATACCTACACATATCGTGTGATGTGCGAGCTGCGTGGTTTTTACGAGTTTACAGGTTCCACATCCTTTATTTCTTTATCCTCTATTTTGGAAGATATTAGGGTTCAGGTCTTAGAAAAAAAAGAGGATGATGTACTTTCTCATAAACGAGTAAAGTCTTTGGTATTCCACTGTATTTCCATTATCAAAAAAGAGAGGGTGGAATAATTTGTCTTACTACGATAATTTTGTAAAAACAAATAAAAACCCTCGTGAAAAGTGGAAAGAAGGTCTTCAGGCATTTGTAGATAGGGGATTTGAAAACGCCTCTACTTACTATGAAGATGTCGAAGAAGAGACGGAATTCGGGTCTTTGGAATTTGAACCCATGAATGTTCGTGTAAACTCCTTGGTGGATGCTAAAACTGGACAACGTGTCAACGATGACTATAAGAAGTTAATTTTTCCCGACTTGGATTACCATCCGGAGCTGGGGACACGGTACAGGTTTGACGACAATATCTGGATTTGTTACTCAACCGATAACATCAAGACAGATACCGCCGCTATCTATGTGCGCCGTTGTAATAATACAATGAATACACAGGACGAATATGGTAATATTCATGAAGAGCCTTGTTATATCGATTATAAAGTAACCGAAAACCAAGTATTCCGAAATTATTCGATTGACGTTCCGAGCGGACGCATTCAGATTCAGGTTCAGTTAAATGACTGGACGAAGAATATAAATGTAAACGACCGATTTATTTTTGGTGACGATGCGTACAAGATTCGTGAAAGGAGCCGCTTCGACCGCAGAAATACATTTTCTAAGGACTCGGTGCGGTACATTTCATTCTATGCAGACTATGATAACTTAAGCCCAGATGATAATATCGATTTGGGCGTAGCTAATTATAGGGTGTATAATTATACGATTCGTGCAACAAGCAGTATAGATAATATTGTCGGTTTTTCCGAAAAGATTAGAGCGTCTGTTTATTTGGATAACAACGATACTGATGAAGAGATTGAATGGAGTTCCACTTACCCAGACATTGCAGATATTACTTCTGACGGGGTGTTCTCTCTCAAAAAACCCGGTTCGTGTTCCTTTGTTGGGGTTATGAAAAACAAGAAGGATGTCAGAACTATGGTTTCTGTTGTCGTTAGAGATGGACATAAGGAAGAGTACACAACTGTACTAACTCCCTCCACCAATTATATTCGTCTAAATCAATCAGAAAGATATTCCATTGTAGAATACAAAAACTTGGTTCCTACGGATACAAAGTTTGAAATCAAGTGTTATGATGTTCCTCACAAATACTATAGATTCACAAGTGATGACAACCACTTTGAGATCAAAAATATGAAATCTTGCGAGGATATTCTTCTAAGGGTTGTATATAAAAACCTAAGAACGAACGAGGAGAATACTCTTCTTGTTGAACTGGGAGGGATTATATAGTGGCAAATTACAGTGAACTGAATGACATTGTTCAAAATGTTATTGGGGAGAAGTTTCTGAGAAACCAAAACCTATGCAAGTTGTTATCCTGTTATCCCGACACTGTTGACTATACTTATAATCCTCTGTCTCAGCCAGATATAAAGGACACAAATTCTCTTTATATGAAACATATTTTTCCAATGCCCAAAATGCCTGATGCCAGTTTGGACAAAACTGGTTATATCACAGTCGTTTTAAGCGGGGGATACGAACCAGAAGTAAACACTGGCTACAGAAGAGTCAACATGCTAATTGACATCATCTATCATTTAGATGTTTGGAATATCAAAGGGGGTTATCGCCCTTATAAAGTCATGAATGAAATAGATGCAATGCTAAATAACAAGCTGACCGACCTTCCTATAGAAAACAAGCCCTTTCTAAGGGGATTTCAGCCAAGAGATTACTCGACTTATTTTTATGGCTTTCAGATGGTTTACGAGTTTATGGTGAACAGTAACATCGTTTGTGGAGCAGAACCGCAACACTTAAATCTAAATAAAGTTGACGAGTATCCCGAAAGCCTTTCTCAAAAACCCGCTTACCGGTTTTTACCAAAAAATCTTGGGTTGAAATAGCGAGGAATTAAGGATGGAAAGGTTGTCTTTATTTAGAGGGAAAAGTCTTAATCTAACAGATAAGGTTTCTGTTATTCATCCTACGGCCTCTGATATTGAAAGTGTCGGATATATTCAATACTGCGAATATGTGAGCGCCTTGTCTTCTACATCCAGAGATGTGGCAGACATACTTTGGTATGATATGAACATTTGGTATGAAGACATAAAGGACGAATGGGACTTCTTTTTGCAAAAATGTATTTCTGAATTCAATGAAGTTTCTGTTAGAATGTACGACAAAGATACCGATGGTGTTTTTGTCGAAGAAAAATGCGTGGCTATCGGGTCTATTTATCGTGATGCCCTGAATTTCTTTTTGAGACTGTCTGGCGAATATGTTGTCTTGACTCAGACAATAGGCGATGTTAAGCAAACCATTCTTTTGAATGTTGTTTCGTGCGAGGATAGTGAGAATGTTTTCAGTTTTAACGACCAATCGTTTAAATTTACGAAGTTTTTCTATGAACAAGTCACTCAGTTCATAGATAGTATAAACTGGACAACACGAGATTATGACTATCTAAAGGGTGGCACTAAATATGCTAAGAAAGTTATTCTAAAAGAGGATCATAGAAAAAGGAATAAAAAAAAGAAGAAGGCACTGGTTACTTTCGATAGTATCCTGTCGTCCCTTGTAGCAAAGGGTTGCTCGTATAACGAAATATGGGGATACCCTATTTATGTAATATACGACCTCTATTATCGTTTCTACAAGATAGATGAATACAGTAATACCATGCAAGCCCTTCATTCGGGCTGCATAGATACAAAGAAGAATCCGGTTAATTGGGACAAGATTAACTGGTCTTCTGTTATAAATTGACACAATATACACAATTAGTGTGTAATATATTCTTTAATTGGAGTTGATTTTATTATGGCACTTGCTACTCCTAGAAAATTCAGTATGCAACAGGCATACGAAATTCTTCTGAGAAAACCTGTAGATAAGTCTATTGTTGCTTATCTAACTGACTGCAAGACTACCTCTCTGGAAAATACCGTTGAGATGGTTTAACGGATAGACCCTGTATAAAGCAATTTATACTGATAACGCTTCTAATTGCGGGAAACTCCTTAGAGACTAATGTACCAAGCTACCCTTAAAAACGTAGCGGTTCAACTAATCATTGAAGGATGGTAAAAATCATTAGTATTGGACAATCCGCAGCTAAGACCGAAAGGTAAAGTTCAACGACTATCCATAAGCCGTGCGATTCGGCAACAGGAGTAGGACCCAAGTGGGTGGGTGAGATTCCCTTAAATCGAAATGGAGCGTACCCTTGGAGCGAGGGTAATGATATAGTCTTCTCTTTACAGAAATGTAAAGGTGTTTTTTGTAAACCGCAAATATGTAGCGAATATTTGTGAAAACCCGGTATCCTCAAGGCGGGGCGGGCAACGTATATGTAGGCGGTGGCTTTGCTCACAGCCGTAGAAGTACGTTTAATGTAACCGTAGCTACTTTCAATACCGATGTTCTGGCTCTACAGAACGGCACCGAGGTTGCTCGTGGCTCTACTGAGATTACTTACTATGATACCATTATTGTCGGGGCAGAAGGCAAGGTTCATACCAAGTTTAAGGCTATCGGTGCTGCCAATGCCGAAATCGGTTTCCTGTATAAGGTAAATTCCGATGGCACTTATGCAACCAGCTTTGAACAGGCTGCTGCCGCTACCGCTGGCAAATTTGCTTATTCTAGTGCAACCAAGGAAATTACCTTTGATACGGCTGAAACACCTACAGAAGGCGACGTATTTGCTTGTGCTTACAAGTTCAAGTCTGCCGACAATGCCCAGAAGATTACCGTTGCTTCTGACGGTATTCCTCCTGTTGTACTGGTTTCCGCTTACGGTATCGCAAAGGATGTTTGCACTGGCGAACTATTTCCTTGCGCTATCGAAGGTCAGGCTCAGATTGATGGTAACTGGAATTTCGACGTTTCTGCCGATGGCGACCCCATTGTTCAGAGCCTTAATATGGAATTCGTTAAGGGTTGCGTGGATAAAACCCTGTATACCTTTACCGTATTCACTGAGGAAGAAGCAGAGTAATTTAGTTTGGATAGAAAAGTGGGAGGAGGGAACTCCTCCCCATTCTATTTAGATTATGAGTGTTTTGTATGAGAACAAACAGAAGATGTAACTATTGCGGAAGAGAATACTACTGCTGCAAGTCCTGTATTTCTATAAACTCATGGAAAAACAGTTGCTGTTCTGTGGAGTGTTATAGAAAAATGCTTGAGGAAGGAGTAACGGCTTTGCCTCAAGAGATACATAAAAATGAGGAGGTTGTCATGATTCTTCTTAGAGCTGGTCTTACAAATGGAACAACGATAGATATTACGGGGTATGATTTAGAACTTGGAAAGTTTGATTGTACAGATGGTAAAACTCATGTGTATGAGGACTTTGACTATTTCATCGTTCCTCGTGAAGAAATGAAGTCTATTGTTGCCTATTTTGATGAGAAAATTAGACGAAATTCTGTTCAAAAGAAACAAAAGGGCGCATTTTTGAACAATGATACGGAATAATGTGTGAATATTCGTTCACATGTTGTTCTGTTTTTTTAGGTTGAACAACACATAAAACTGGAATTTTACAAGCAAATACTCAAAAAAATGTTCCTTTATTTTCAACGATTTTTAAATGTCTACTATTTCGGTAGGTATTGAAGATTTCTTAAAATTTGCGGACTGCTTTTCTATGGAGGACAAATTTGGAAAATTTAGGTAAAAAATTTGAAAATCAATGGAAAAAGTCTGTAACCGAAGGGATGTACTATCTTCGTCTAAAAGATAATCCCTCATCTTTTGGACAAGATAGTTCCTTTGTTCGGTTCACTTTAAATAATCCATATGATTGCTTTATATTTTATAATCGCTTTCTTTTTCCGATGGAATTAAAAAGCACACAATTTACGTCAATCTCTATTCAGCGAGAGAAAGGTGAAAAGGGAAAGATGATTAAACTCCATCAAATTCAAGGTCTAGCAGAGGCAAATGGATATGATGGAATTTTTGCAGGTTTCGTTTTTGACTTTCGTAAAACTAAAAATACATACTGGATGGACATAGACGACTTTAATGTGTTTCTGTCAGAGACAGATAAAAAGTCTATTAACGAGAAAGATATTATAAAATACAAAGGAATAATGGTATCTAAAATGAAAAAGAAGGTCAATTTCAGTTATAATCTGCAAGAATTATTGCAAAAAATTTCAGAAAGGAATGAAACGAGTGGGACGACAGGGGTTATACAATAGTATTGTAACCGAAGAACTCTGGGAGAAAGTAAACAAAGAAAATAAAGTTCTTTTGCAGGATTTTTGTGACTACAAAAGAAGTTCCGACAAATCTCCGGGTACAATTCATCAATACGAGAGCGTGTTACGTGTATTTTTTGTATGGAACCTACAGAATAACGATAATAAGTTTTTTGTAGATATTAAGAAAAGAGAATTTATTCGATTTTTTAATTATATGGTAACAGAACTAAAGTCTTCTCCAAACCGTATTATCAACGTAAGAGCAATATTAAGCTCTCTTTCAAATTACATCGAAGACATTCTGGACGAAGAGTATGAGGGTTATCGAAATGTGGTTCTAAAAATTGAAACTGTTGCAAAGGAGCCTGTACGACAAAAGACCATTATGACTACCGAACAGGTACAGAGTTGTCTTGACAAGCTGGTTGCAGAGAAGAAATATCAAATTGCCTGTTATTTAGCCCTAGCTGTTGCAAGTGGCGCTCGAAAAGCAGAATTACTTCGGTTCAAATGTGACTATTTCAAAGACGAGAATATTGTTTTTGGATGTATGTATAAAACCTCTGAGGAAATCAAAACTAAGGGGCGTGGCAGTCGTGGAAAGATGTTGTATAAATATACATTTGTAAAACAGTTCAAGCCCTACTTTGACTTATGGATGAAGTATAGAAAAGAAAATAATATTGAAAGCGAGTGGCTATTTGTCATCAATCGGGAAGATGGATATGGGCAAGCGGCTGTTTGCAACGCCAATACATGGGCTAAAACTATCGAAAAATATATGGGCGTTCCCTTTTATTCCCACGCCTGTAGACACTATTGGTGTACGGAATTAAAGCGACAGGGATTGCCGGATGATGTTATTAAAGAACTCCAAGGGTGGAGTAGCGATATGATTTCAACTTATTCCGATCTGTCGGTAGAAGAAACACTTAGCGATTACTTCGATGAAAATGGAGTTCGTACAGATAGAAAATCTACAAAATTATCCGACTTATAACAACTTTTCTTTAGATTAGGAGAAATTAAAGATGGGATTTAATAACAAAGATTTTCTTGTTGGTGTTCCGTGTAGCCCAAACACATCCTTCTATGACAAAATCGTAGAGGGATTAAACGAGGCGCTTGCTTACCAACAGAGAGAACTTGAAGTAAGAACTAATACTGTTAATACATCTAAAAATAATCCTGACGACAAAAGTTCCTTTGTTTTCAAGGATTTTTGAGAGTAAAAAGTCGATTTTGTTACCAAATGATAAAAAGCGCAAAAAAGCCTTATTTCTCAACGATTTTTGCGTGTCAATTTTTTATTTTCTTAGATTTTTGTTGCCAAATTCAAGTAAAATGGCAACTGGTGGATTATAAGGGAGACTTTTGGAAAACTGGATTAAAGACAATCCTGTACAACAATAATATTCATTTTAGATATTTTTTAATGGATTTGAAAGGAAGTCAGAATTATGGCTATTAGTTTTAATGACCTACATGACGTTATGGCTCAAAGAAATAATGGACTTATTTCCAAAGAAAAGTTTAGTCTTTGGTTAGATGAAAATTTGGAACTCATTAGATATATTCCTCTTGCGAAAAAATACGCAATTATTGGCATTTTCTCTAATAGAATAAAAAATGGTATGGGAGAAGAAGGGGAATACAACACAGATGCCGTTCTCCTCTATTACGACCTTAATCAGCTCTTTGATTTGCTGTTTGCCTATACTAATGTTCCCATCTCTACAAAAGACAGGAGCTTAGACAACTATGACCTAATTATGACCAGCGGGTTCTTCTCTTACGTTTACAATTATTGCGGGGGAGATTACGAGGATTTAGTTCGTAAATGCGATAATGCTACCGGCATTAACACCGTTTGCATTATGGAACAGATTGTTCAAGCAATCGGTAAACAGCCTACGGTATCTGAAATGAGACAAATGGCAAATATCATCAATAACGATATTGATAAGGACAAACTGGAACTCATCAAAACAATTCAGGAATATAATAATCCCTTAATAAAAAAGGTTGTAAATTCAATTTCTGAACAAAGCGCAAGAGAAGTCATGAACAAGGTCTCAAAAAATGAGGAAAAGTGATTTTTGTGCAAAAATTTGATACAATAGATAGTGCATATAGATATACTATTTCACAACAAAAAAAGAGAGAAAAACTTCTCAAAAAAGAAATGTCGAAAATTCTAGAAAAAGTTGCCCAAGATACTGTGCGTAAAATACAGGTCTTTATTAGACAGTATTGGTATAATAGATACGCTCCTCAGAACTATACGAGAACATATACACTACAACACAGTGTATACTATTCTATAGACGGAAACGATATTCATATCAAATTCGACTTTTCGGAAGGAAAGCAATGGTCGAAACCCGGAGAATGGAAACCATACGACTTTGAGGCAGAATACTTTAATGACGAGGGCTTCTGGGCAGATATGGTGACTTTTATTGATACTGGTCGTTTTCCGAGTGGACGAATGGGGTCTTCTCATAACCCAAGAGCGGGACACGGAATTCACTTTATGGAAAAGACTATCACATGGTTAGATAAGTACCTTCATGATGAAGTCGATAAGGAGATACGGATATTTTTAGGGCAGAATAATCTACTTTAAAGAGGGGGGAGATTTAAATGGCTACACCGCAAGAACAGTATCTTATTGATTTGGGATTTGAAGTAACGGGGCTGACCCCCCAAGAGATAAATCAGAGCTATAGTAAAATTAAACTTTTGGACAATGCTTTTAAGTCACTTGGCGGAGAAATTGGCAAGGCTTTTGACAAACAGTCTCTTGATGAATTCTTTAATCAAGCGGAATCCCGTCTTCAGAATTTTGCAAAAACTGTTTCTGCTACCATAAAAAATATCTCTGTTCAGGCTGGAAATGAATTTATTGACCTACAGAGAGCCTTGGGTGATATGAACTTTGGTACACAACGTATCACACCGGTAGACATAGGCACAATAAATCTAAATAAATCTCGGGCAGGAAATGAAATTCTAAAAAATATTCCCAGCCCAATGGATACGCTGGACAAACAGACAGGGCGTTACACCATTAGACAAGACGACCTTGGCGATGATGTTTCTAAATCTAGGCTAAAATGGGCTATAGCGAGTTCGCTACAGCAGTCGAATGATACTGCCAGCCAAGAAGTTGACGCTATAAAAAAACTTCTCGAGTCTGGAACAAACGATTTAGAATCTTACATAGAGAAAAGCGAGACCGCATACGACAATGACGGAAAAGCTGTCCGTTCTTGGGTTACATTAAAGTTAAATGAGTATCAGAAATTAAAAATGGGTCTGAAATATGTAGAAGATACTCAGAACATTGATGGACAAGACAAAACCTATCGATTTGCGGTTCGGGAAGGTCAGGAAATTACTACTGATTATAGTAAGAAGTATAAGAGTGACCTTGACAGTATCACGCAGTCTCTAAAAGAATATAACAAGGTGTCTGCGGAAAGAGATAAGCTAAGGACCTCTGATAGCTCTGCTTATTACTCCAAACAGATACAACAAGACAATCAGAACCTTAAAGCCCTTGAAACTACATTGTCGAGTGTTTCTGGTTCTGTAAATGGAGTCAAAACCAGCGTTGTTACATTAGATCGAACAACAAAAGAAGCAAGAATAAATCAGACCGCACTAAAGTCTGCCTTTGAAAACAGCGCAGAGTCTCAAAAGGCGGTAATAACGGCGGTAAACGAATATAACCATTCTCTGTCTAATCAGGAAGCACAAAGAAATGTTAAGACAGATAATGAGCTTATAGATAAGGCCATAAAAAAGCAACAGGAACTTGTAGAAGCAAAAAAAAGATTAACTGAGTTAAAATCTTCTGGTGCAGACCAATCGGATATTGCTGCGCAACAAAAGGTTGTATCCTCTTTACAGGGTGTTCTCACTAGATTTGGGAACAAACAGCTTTCAATTGGTGTACAAGTGAAGGAAGCTACGACCTTTGTAGAAGCCCAATCAAAAGCAGTCGAATCTTTGGCTAACGATGCTTACGGAAAATTAAAAACTGCACTTACGGAACAGTATAAACTACAAAAGCAGTTGGCGGATGCTCAATCAAAGGGAGATACAGATACTACTGAACTTTCAAAGCAGTTAGCAGAAAAACAAAAAATTACAACTGAATTAAAACAAAACTATCTAAATCAGTCTACAGACAAAAACGCCGCTCAACAAGATATAGACCTCATCGAAAAGCGTTTACAGCAAGAAAAAGACCTCCAAGACATCTCTCGCAGTTCAGCCGAGGCAAAGAAAAGGGAGAAAGAGGCTCACGACGAGTTTGTTAAGGCTCTAAACAAAGAATACGAAGCACAACAGGATTTAATAAAAGCTCGTGATAGCGGTAAAATTCAATCTGAATCTGATGCTCAGACACGGTTGGGTGCTGCTACTACAGAGAGACAGAGCGCAGAAAACAAGTATTTGGGCGTGGCTGTAGATGTAAATGCCGCCCAACAGGAAATTGATGCCCTAAAACAACTCAATGCAGAAAAAGAGAAAACAACTCAGGCCAACAGAGATGATGCCAAAACAAAACAAGCGCAAGCAGACGCTTTAAAGGTTGTTCAAGATTCTCTAAAAGAATACACGGATACTCTTAAAGAAAACCAACAAATCGAAAATTCAGGACAGTCCGAACTTTATAGTCAAAAGTTGCAAGACAATGCCCATACTTTAGAAGTGCTTCAGCGGCAATTAAAACTTGCAGGGCAGGGCGTAGTTGAAATTGATAAGAATACCCAAGAGGCATCCATTGATGTTTCAAAACTAACCACCGTCTTTGCCAACAATAGAGAAGCGGTCAAGAAGGTTCAAAACGCTGTAGAGCAATACAATAAAGTCTTAAAAGAAAGAAAAACCCAACAGAATGCCTTTGACGATACGAAAGCAATTCAAGCTGCAATAAACAAGATGCAGGAATTGATTGCTGCTCAAGAAAAATTAAAGGCGCTTAAAAACGAAAAGGCATCTACGGCAGAAATCAATGCTCAGATTCAAAAAGTAGAACAGCTTAAAAACGAAACTGAACAGCTAACCAGTGTAACCCTGTCCAACGGGACAGCAGTTGGAAAAACAAAAACATATACAGACGCATGGACGAAAGCCATTGATGACCTTACGGCCTCACAGAACAATAGCAATGCTTCTACACAGCAAAGCTCTTCTCTTTTAGATAAACTATCAGGTAAATTTAGCAATGTTATATCTAATGTAATTAGGTATAATGCGGCTCAATTCAGTTTAAATACAGTTGTCAACAAGACCATAGGAACCATCAAATCTCTGGATAAGAGTATGACGGAGGTTCGTTTGGTGACGGGCGAATCTGCGGAATCTGCCCGTGAAACGATGAATTCCTATGCTGACTTAGCGAAACAGTTAGGTGCAACTACTACGGAAGTTGCAAGTGGTAGCGTAGAGTGGCTTTGAGTAAAGGTCACTATAAATTTCCTTAACTGCGGGAAACTCCTTAGAGCTTTGGTTACTAACTTAATACAGAAATGTAATTAGGGGCAAATGTAATGAATTTGATATAGTAAAAATACCAAAGATTGGACAATCCGCAACCAAGTGTCTAATTTAGACAAAGGCTCAACGACTATCTTTTAGGTGTAAACCAATAAGAGTAGGGCCCAAGTGGGTAGGTGAAAACCCTTTAAATCGAAATAGGAAATGTCTATTTATTTAGATAAAGATATAGTCTGTACTTATAAGAGATTATAAGAACTTGTATTGGTATAGAAAGAGGTATATATTGAACGAAGATGATATTCTTGACCAGATAATTCGGGTGAGAGTAAATAATTTTAACAAAGAACATTTTGATGCATTGGGGTATAAAACATCTTTAAATGAATATATTTATGTGCCAGCAAAACATCTTCCGAGCGGTTCCGGTCTCAAAATAAAGGTGTCGTGTAATTACTGCCATAGAGTATTTGAAAAGTCTTATCGAAGATACTTAGAAACAAAAGATGATTTGTGCTGTGAAAATTGCAAGGCCCAAAAAATGGAACAAATTTCTTTGAAAAAATACGGCAATAAGTGTTCTCTCCGAAATCCTGTGATACAAGAGAAATCCAAAAAGAAAAACCTTGAAAAACTCGGAGTACAATATCCGTTTCAGAATGTAGAAATTCTTGAAAAGTGCAGGAATACATGTATAGAAAAATACGGAGACGATTATCGCAGTTGTATAATAAGTAAACAACAACGTCATCTCCACAAACTATACGGCGGCATTCTTAACTATAACGAGTTTCCGTATCAATTGGATATTTTCTTCGAAGACAAAAAGATTTATTTGGAATATGATGGTGGTGGTCACAAAATTAGCGTTAAAACCGGAAGATGTTCGGAGGACGAGTTTTTACAGAAGGAATTAAAGAGAGAATTGTTTCTTAAAAACAAAGGATACAAAGAGTTCCGAATATGTTCTAATACCGATAAGTTACCACCAGATCAAGAATTATTGAATATAAAAGAAAGAGCATACTACATTCTTTTGCAAGAAGGATATAATAAATATATTTACAATATAGATACCAATACAGAGTTTTTTGAAGTGTAACGACTTTAAAAAAACACATAGTCGTCAAGGTAAAACAGCCCAAGAGACATCTCAACTTCTGACTGCTTCTACTATGCTATCTAAATTGGGCATGATGGATGCAAATGAAGCTACCGAAAAATTAACTGCTACACTAAACGGTTATAAATTTTCTGCATCTCAGGCAACTGATGTTGTGGATAAACTGGTAAATGTGGATCTTATCGCTGCTACTAGTGCAGAGGAACTTGCCACTGCATTACAGTATGTGGCTTCGCAATCCAGCTCTGCCGGTATTAGCTTTGACAAAATGATAGGATTGATTGCCGTAGGTTCCGAGACAACACGTCTATCTGCCGAAACCATTGGTAACACATGGAAATCTGTTCTGGCTCGTATGGAACAGGTCAAAGCAGGAGCCAAGATTGACGAAGAAGGAGAAGCAATCAACAATGTTGAAAAGGTTCTGAATAAATTTGGTATCCAACTTCGTGATTCAACCTCTGAATTCCGCAATATGGAAGATGTGTTGGATGAAGTTGGTAACAAGTGGAACACCTTTGATAGCGTTGCACAAGCACAGATTGCCACTGCCATTGCTGGTACACACCGTATCAACACTTTTGTTGCTACGATGGAAAACTACGATACTGTGTTGAAATATACCGAGGAATCGCAGGACGCTGCTGGTACTTCTGCTCAGAAGTATACAGCGTATATGGATTCTATTGATGCAAAACTGAATACTCTTACTGCCACATGGGAACAGTTTGTTAATAATCTGAATCAGAGCGGTACTGTTAAGAGCGTTATTGATTTGGGCACAAAATTGATTGGTGTTTTAGATACGCTTATCAATAAGATGGGGCTATTAAAAGTTGCATTACCAGTGGTCACTGTTACGTTGGTATCGACAAAGTTATTAAAGTTAGTTCAATATTTCCAAAATCTTGGTAACGCCGCCAAGGTTGTTACACCGTTGGTAAAGAATTTTAATTCTGCTTCTGCCAATTCTGAAAAAGTAATACAGGAAATTGCTACTAATCTTGCGGGACTTTCTGTTAAGCAGAGGGTTGCGCTTATTAGCTCTAAAAATCTAACTACTGCACAACAAGAACAGATCCTTGTCGCTTCCGGTGTTAGTCAGGCCGAGGCCGCAGCCGCAGTATCGGCCCAAGTTGTTGGAACGTCCTCCTTGGGCGCAACGGGAGGAGTCGTTAGTCTTAGTGCGGCTTGGCAGGGACTTACTGCTGCCATTTCCGCTAACCCGATTGGCTTCGCTCTTACAGCCATTACAGCAGTTGTTTCTGCTGTAGTGATGGCCGTAGATGCCTATAATCAAAAAATACAAGAAACTATTGATAAAGCACATGAACTTGAGGACACATATAAAAATTTTGTCTCTGAATCGAAATCCTCTATAAGTTCTTTGAAGTCTATGCAAGATGAATTTGCAAGACTTTCGGATGGCGTTTCTGATTATGGTGAAAACATATCTTTATCAACAGAAGACTACAAGAGATATAAGGAAATTGTGGCTCAGGTATTAGAGTACACTCCTCAATTACGAGAGGGATACAATAAAGAGAATGAGGCAATTGCAAACAAAAACGGCTTGCTCGAAGAGTCCATTCGGCTACTTGAATTACAGCAACAGACAGAAACGGAGCGTTTTATCCGTCAAGATCTTCCAGATATTGGAACTGGATACATCAATGAACTAAAGGCATCTCAGAGCGCCATCGAAAATCTTGATAATCAGTTTGTGGCTGCCCAAGGAGATTTCGAGAAAATTTTCGATCCGGGTTTCTTTTTAGACGAAAAAAAAATTCAGAAAACGAAAAAATTATTAGAGACTATTGGGCAATCTACAACGAGCTACCGAAGCGTTATAGATTTGTATGGAAGCGATATAATAGAAAAGTCTGACGAAATTTATCAAATGATGTTGCAAAATACCGATCTTTTTACAAAAGAAGACTTGGCTGTTATAGAAAAATACCTCGAAACAAGGTCGGGCCTAATGGCGGATATGGTGAGTAAAGAAACAGAGTTAAATTCGAGTTTACAGATAGTTCCTTTGGCGGTAGAAGGTTACACTTCGTTAAACAATGAAACAAAGGCGTTTATTTCTCAGTATATCGATATGTTTCATCTTGCGACAGATATGGAAGAAGAGGATGTAAACGCTTGGATTTCTAATATCAAAAATTTCACAAAACTACTTATTGACAGTGGCCCACAGGTTCAAGGTGAAATCCTCGAACTTTTCTCTTTAGATAAAACGCAGTTATCTGCTGACACATATAAGGGACTCGTCCAACAGTATATTGCAAATATTTTGGACGCTCTCAAGTTAGAGGGCGAAGAGCGCACTGCCATGGAACAGAAATTAAAAATAAAACTTGGCATTGTCGTTGTGGACGGACAGGGCAACGAAGTTGACACCCTGCAGCAAATGATTGACAATCTGAGGGATAAAGTTGACGGCCTATTCGACTTCGATAAACTTGATACATCTGATTGGACTTATGAAGACTTTGAATTGGCCCTAAAGGTCGATACAACTAATATCAAGAATGTGGAAGATTTTATCGCTGCTATGCAAGAGCTTAAAACCAAAGCGCAAGAGACAGTTCTCTCCTTTGAAGAACTACAATCTAAAATAAATTCCGCACTAACTACAGTTTCGGACGAATTTAAAGCAATAGAAGATAATTACTCTACTCTAAAGACCGCAATGACAGAATTTAATGAGCAGGGAATTATTTCTGCCGATACACTAAAGAAACTTTCTGAAAATGACTTATTGCAATACTTGGAAATCGTCAACGGTAAGGTACAGATAAATACGCAAGCGTTGAGTGATAATATCGCAAAAGCAAAAGCAAAAGCAAAAGCTGATGTTCTTATAACTACTTACAACGAACTATTAGCTCTGTCAGAAAACAATGTTACAGAGTCCTCTAATGTTGCAGCGGAAGCCGCAGAAGATACGGCTGACTCTGTAAGGATCTTATCCTCGGCATTTGGAGAGGCCGCAATTAGCGGAGCTTTTGCTACCGATATATTGGATGCTTGGAGTAAAACTGCCGGAAAGGCTGTTCCAAAGGGAGACATCCAAGATTATCTGGACAGAATCAAGAATATGAAAACAGCATTTGAATTTATTGAAAATCTGGATTTAGGTGGCGGTAGTAGTGGCGGCAGTTCAGCATCAAGCAAACGCTCTGAGGCGCTGAAGGAACAAAAGAAAAATATAGAAGACCTAATTGAAGCATTTATTAAAATGTATAAACAAGAGCTAAAAGAGAGAAAAGAAGCCGAAAATGCTGGATACGAAATAACTAAACGGAATTTCGAAGATGAAAAGACTATTATGGAACGGCGTTTTCGTGATGTGAAACAGCATTATAAAGACCTAAATAAAGCACAAGAAGAGGGTGCAGAAGCTCGCCTTGACGCTCTTGAAGCCGAATACGATGCTTACAAAAAGAAGATAGATGCCGAAAAGGATTTATTAAAAGCGAAAAAAGAAGAAGAGGAATACGAAAAAAGTCTTGCAGAAAAGACAAAAGATGTTGCAAAGATCCAGTCAGAATTAGCCAAATTACAGTTTGACGATAGCATCGAAGCTCAAAAGAAACGTATTGAGCTAATGGAACAGTTATCAGAGAAGCAGGGCGATTTAGACGAATTTCAGAATGACCATCGGTATGACATTACAGAAGACGCTCTCGATAAAGAATCTGACCGATACAAGGATTTGTACGATGAGCGCAAAAAGGAAATCGAAGACGAAAAGAAGGCTTGGAAAGATTTATACGATGCTCGTATTGATGCGCTGGAAAGAGAACAGACCCGGTGGGAAGATGATTTCGAAGACAGAAAAACAAAGGAACAACGTGCTCATGAAGACAGAGTAAATCAAATTGAAAGCGAAATTAACGATGAAAGAAAATTGCGAGCAGATGCTATTGCAGCTATCGAGAGTCGGAGTGAAGAAGCCTATAACAAACTCATCGAGTGGAATCGTCTTTATGGTACAGGTATTGACTATGACATTACTCAAAAATGGAATATTGCTAAGGCAGCCTTGAAAGAGTATGGTGATCAAGGGCTTGGCATTCAAGAAATTCTCGACGTTCTCGCCCAAAAGATAGAAACCATTGCGAGTAAAACGAGTAGTGCGGGTTCTAGTTTTAAAACATGGAATGATAGTCTTAATGACACCAAATCATCGTTGGTGGAAATTGCAACTCGGATGAGAAAGGTCAACGAACTATTAAAAGAAGCCGGAGCTTTTGATGGTATACCAATTCATGAGGTGCCATCTAATCGACCAAACAATGTCAAAAAAGAACTTTTTACCAAGAATCATACTGGTACAGACTATGTTGCTATGAACGCCAACGATAGACTACTCAACAAATCTCTCGGATTAAAATCGGATGAAGTTGTTCGTATTTTAAAGGTTGGTGAAGCTGTTATTCCCAAGGAAAGGAATCTGAAGCGTCTAAGAGAAAATTCTGACTTTGTAGAAAACTCTTCCCTAAAGAGACTTTCTGAGTTGTCTGAGGTATCACAAGGAGGCATCTCTGATAACAGTTCGCATATCAGCATTTCTATCGGAGACACAATTGTGCAAGGCAATGCAGATAACAATATTGTCAATAGGCTTAATGAGTATAAGAATTCGCTCGTAAACGAAGTCTTTTCTCGTATCAACAAACATACAAATCTTAGTGGCTTTAGAAGTTCTAAGCGGTATGTTTGATTTATATAGAGAGGGAGAGTTTTTGCTCTCCCTCAACTATTTTTAAGGGTGGTGATAATATGATATATGGAATGCCCTTTATATACAACTCGATTCCTTCCGAGATATACAATGCATCGTTGGTATTTCTTGATGGGGATTATACCAAAAGAACATCGGGTTCCGGTGTTGAAATAATAACTGATAGCATACGAAGAAATGCAAAAGTTTTGTATTTAGATGCCACCCAATCTCCCCCTCTCGAATTTGATGTAGAAATTGTTCTGGATGAACCTGTTGACCTTTTTGTTTTTACACAAATAAAGGACTGGTTGGGCGGAGAAATCTCTTTTAAAGAATTGCAAATTTGCGCAGACAATTTTGCAGACTTTTATTTTAACTGCTATATAGAGCTAAAAGAGGATTTAATTTACGCTGGCGGATACCGTGGCGTAACTGCGACAGTTCACTGTGACGCTCCGTGGGCATGGCAACATGAAGAAGAGCTGGAATATACTTTTGAGGACACATCCGTTCCTCACTTGGTTCAATTTAATAATTTGTCAGCTGATTCCGAGTCCTTACGTCCCACTATTGAAATTACAGTAGCAGACAGCGGAGATGTTTCTATCGTAAATATGTCCTACCAAAACAGAGAGACCAAATTTTCTAATCTGTTACAGGGCGAAACTGTTACCTTAGATAACCTATATGGCTTTATAAGCTCTGACACTGGATTAAGGCGTGTAGCGAATTTTAATAAGGTTTTTCTAAAAATGGATAAGGGTATGAACGATTTGGCGATAAGTCCGAACATATCTAAATTAAAGATAAAATATCAGAATGCGAAACGAATTGGAGGTGGTTATTATTAAGTTTTCTTTTGATAAGAATGGTCGTTACGAGTATCCCGTTCTGACCTTGGCAAACATTGACAAAACAGAGCTAGCTATCATGGAACAGACCAGAGAACTTACTATAACCCCCCGATTTAATGCCGTATCTGAGTTGTCTTTTAATATCTACAAGGAATATAACGGTATCGTTCTACCATACTATGACACCATCGAAAAGAATAGATTGGTTCATGTAGAAGGTTTTGGCTGGTGGATTATCTATAAGATGACAGAAACCTTTGATGGTGGTGTTCCTCTTAAAGAAGTTGAATGTTATTCATACGAATACACCCTCAACTACAAGGGGGTCAATCTTTTAAATGGAACATACAAATTTTGGGATGAGTTATCCCCGGAGGATACACTATTATACAAGCTATTCTCTATCGTTCCAAGATGGAAAATTGGTCATGTAGACATAAATTTATGTTCTAAATATAGGACCTTTGACGTTCCAGAAGCAACGCTATATGGCTTTTTGATGGATGATGTCTCTACGACATATCAGTGCATCTTTCAGTTCGATACAGAGAGTATGACTGTTAATGCTTATGAGGCAAGCTCTCTCGTTAAAGATACCGATATTATGATAACTTTTGACAATGTGGCAAAAGAAATTCAGTTAGAAGAATCTGATACCGATATTTATACAGTTCTAAGAGTTAATGGCGCAGATAATCTTTCTATCAATGTTGTCAATCCGTTGGGAGATAACCGCATTTTTAATTTTAGTTATTATAAGACGATGGATTGGATTGGCGACCAAGCCTTGATTGATAAGATTACCGCTTGGGAAAATTTGATAGAAGAACAAAGAAAGCCGTATGCAGAGTTACTTACTCTATATAGAAAGCAAAACAGGGATCTTCTCACATTAAAAGCAAAACTTACTGATTTAAAGTCAGAACTTGAGGCATTAGAGACCGTTCGTAAAAATCTAATGCCGACAGACCCGAATGACGAACTGTATGATGAGCAAGTAGAAGAATTTAAAAAGAAAACGGACGAAGTAGACGCTAAAAACATAGAAATACAAAATAAAGAAAAGGAAATTAAGAATAAAGAGACGGAGATACAAGAGACGAATCAGTCTTTAAAGAATATAAACACCTCTGTAAAGTTTGAGAACTATTTCACTTTAGATGAACAAGTTACCCTCAGTGACTATATTATAGAAAGTGTATACACTGATACCAACTTTGTTGTCACTGATGATATGACTATTCCGTCAGACCTTAGCAATGATACTTTGGTACTCACAACTACTGGCACAAAGAAATTTGGAGATTTACTCGATACCGATGTTCTTATAGACGAACAATATATTGCTAATCAATTATTAGAACAGGGTATGGAAACTGCTAAAACTTTGTCTCAGCCCAGCTTTACTTTCTCTTTAGACACTACAAATTTCTTGTTTGTAGAAAAGTTTAAGCCGTTTATTGACCAAATTGAATTGGGTTGTACGGTTGCCGTAGAGATAGAAGAGGGAAACTGGGCATATCCCATCCTTCTGGAAATGACATTAGAATACGACAATCCAGAAAATTTCTCTATGACTTTTGGCAATCGCTTTAGACTGAGTGATGCTGAATGGACTTTTGCAGAGCTTCATAACGAACAAGTTAAGACGACCTCTCAGGTAGGTTCAACCCTCCAAATTGCTTCCGAACCCGTGTTAAATGGAACAGTAAGCAGTTTTGAAGAGTATATGACCAACAATTTGATTGCCGCCAATCAACAGATTCAGTCTACGGCGGATAATGAAATGACGTTTGGTAGTTTTGGTTTGAGAGGAAGAAAGAGAGACGATACCAACGTTACAGGTTATGATCCACATCAATTGTGGATAAACAATAATCTTATAGCAATGACCGATGACAATTGGCAAACGGTGAAACTGGCAATTGGTTTGATTGGCGGAAAGTATTCTGTTAATGCAGAAGTTATTGCTGGTACGCTATTGGCTGGTGAACAGCTTACCATAAAGAACGCCAACAACTCTTTTGTTGTAGATGCAAATGGGGTAAAACTTACCAATGCGTCTATCGAAGTAACTAACGACAAAAACAAAATTGTTCTGAATCCGGAAGTCGGAATTCAGATGTCCGTAAAAAATCCAAGCACGGGAGAGTACGACACGAACTCTTTGATGTTCTCCGAGAAGGGTGTATTGGAATTTTCTGGAACGCTAAGAGCTGCTACAGGTGAATTTACTGGCAAAGTAACCGCTAATGAGGGCGAAATTGGCGGATGGATTATTAAAAAAGATGGTCTACGTTCATCTAATGAACAAGTATATCTTTATTCTGATGGAAATATTTCCGCAAGCGAACTCAATACCGAAAGAGGGTATATCGGAGATTGGCAGATAGACGGAAATACTATTAGTTGTGGAAAAATCAGAATGATCGCTACGGACAGTAAAAAAGAATATGTAGGTGGCGGTCAGTGGTCGTACAAACCCGGTAAGGGTCGTATGGAAATCGGAAAGTTTATTATCGATGAGAATAGTTACGGAAATTACTATATTGGCGGTTCTACCGATAGCGGCTTTACTGACATAAATTCTGCTCAGTGGGGTATGAGTGCAAATAACTCGAGCTTGTGTTTTTACACCGGATATAATGGCGGAAACGCTAAAGAGGAAACCAGCTATGGTTTCTTTGCAAAAAATGATGGAACAGTAAAGGCTACAAGCATTGGGTTTATTGGGCAGACCGCAATTACAAGCTGGAAAGATACTACTAACTATTTTGAGGGGAAAAATACTTGGTATAGAATCGCCTCTTATGGCACTACCGGAGAAACTATAAGAGGTTATTATCGATTGGAATTTGTTAACGGAATTCTAAGTAATTCCAGCGAAGGATAAAAGGAGTAAGCACATGAACATTACTTATATCAAAAACAGTTCAGCAACTTGTATGAACATTCTCGATAATGTATACAAGGCGCTAAACACACTAAATCTGACCGGGTATTCCCAGCAGAAAACCAACATCAATTGTATGGAAGCACTTCAACAAGTGTATGGACAGCTTGAAAAAATTAACGAAGAAGTGTCCAAAGAGGATGAAACTAAATCTGAGGGGTGATTACATAAATGGCCTCAATGAGCAATGAATACGTCATGCAGATTCCAGACATGACTTTCTTTCAGGGTGATACAATTATTATTCCTTTTGAATTTTATGATGGACAAAATACACCAATTGACTTAACCAGAGTAACAGTATATTGGTATTTATGTCCATACGGAAAACCAAAATCCCCCGTTCTTGTCTTAGATAGCGTTACAAAAGACGCTAAAGGCGAGACAAAAATTGTTATTAACGAAGGTATGCCAAACGTGTGTTATGTAAATCTAAACGTAGAGGATACAAAGTCTATGACGTATGGAAAATACACACAGCAACCCGTCGTTGTATTGACGAATTCTCGTGGAACACGAAGATATATTCGGGCAGAAGGAAATATAATCTTTAAGCCTATGATAGAAGACATAAAACTAAATACGGAAATGCAACTTATGAGATTTTTTAAATAAGAGAGGATGATTTTTGTGGCAATTTCTAAGAAACTTGCTAAGAAAGTTATCGAATGTATCAATGGCGGAGTTTCTTTTACTCCCCCTACCAACTGGTACTTTGGCCTTTGTGCAAGTGAGCCTGTAAATGATTTAATTCCTGTCGGTTCTGAGCCAGCCGATGGCACTGGGTATAAACGAAAACAGCTTGCGAATAGTCAGTTTAGCGGTAGCTCTGGGACGTTTACTCCTGCTGACACCACTGGTGACACTGGTACAGGACTTGTGGCCCGTGTTACCAATGCACAGATAATCGAAATGGACGAAATTACATCTGGCGATGAGCCTGATATTCAGTATTTTTTCCTTGCAGAAACCCCCGAAAACTCTAACGCTTCAGGAGCATCCAGAGAGGTGGCTATGTGGGGCAGTTTTGATCGTAAGAGAAAATTAGTCATAAACTCCAACCTGATTATTGAGACCGGTGGTGCAGTCTTTGAACTGTTTAATGTTATTTAAGTAAGGGTGATATGGTGTGCTTCATCCAATAAAGATTAAAATAAAAGCATTTCCTAAAAAAGACCCTGATTTCTACAACTTAGACGACATTGCGTCTCCCATAGTCGTTCATATAGACGACTATCCGACCTATATAAGCGAACACTTTAAACTGGGAATAATGAAATTTCAGCATTATTCTAATGCAAAATTGCGCATAAATGTAAAACCAGTATGTCCGGCAAAATTCTTAGAAGGTTCCTTCTCTGCCTATGCGTCTTCTGCCATGAAAATAAGAGCAATAGGCGTATCTAAGGCTTCTCAGAAACAATATGCTACTGCAAAAATAAAGCAGACCGGAACAGGTAGTGTTGTAACTAAACATGGAGCCACTTTAAAAACGAAGGTTCGACAGCGAATTTCTGGCAATACCGGAGTAAAATTTGGCGGAATACGACTTGCAGACAATAAATTCTACATGATTATAAGGACAACTTTGGGGTATTGGGACGATACGGCGTTGTCAGATATGGATGACGTTGAAAATATCAACCTCGAAGGCGTTATTGTACATTGAAAGGAGGGGTACTTTGAACATTACACTTAATGTCAGACAGAAGATGAGGACTGACACAGAGCAAAATTGGGGTACTAAAAATCCAATTTTATTGTCCGGAGAGACCGGATATATCTCGTCCGGAGACCACGCTGGAATGTCCAAAACAGGCGATGGAACTACAAAATGGTCAGATTTACCCTACGACAAAGCGGTTGCTGCAGGCGGCAACGCAGACACCGTAGGAGGGCACACCGTAGGAGCCGATGTCCCCTCTGATTTTCAGCAAACATTGGATAATTTAGGAAACGTTGTGTATCGAGCGAACGACTCTTCTGAAACCGTAACGGTTCCAAATCCTGTAGACGCAGATACATTAGAAGGGCATCCTGCATCCTATTTTGCTACTGTCGCATCGTTATCCAATATCAATGTTTTAACGGTTTTGTCTATCAACGGAGTTGATTTAGTTTCTGGACGATGGGACTTGGTTTCTAACAATGCAACTCTGAGCGGGATATCCCTTGCTTGCTTTACCTCCAATTCTAAGCCTTCTGGGGGGTTTAAGTCTCTCACCATTGATGGCATAACATATACCCCCGTTGTCACAGGCGGAGGTAATATCGATAATTATAAAGGCAATTTATTTGCTACCAATACTCTTGTGTTTATGGTCTTAGACAATACGGCACATACCGCTACACTCTTTCCGAGACCAACTGCTCTCTTTACTTCGACAGCTTCTCCGACAGACAATAGCGTTGGACAGGATGGAGATGTTTGGGTGGTGACAGAGTAATGGCGACTTATGACATCACATCCGTTAGGCCGACAAAAATTGTCGCCAAAGATATCCTAAACTGTCCTTACAGCGGAAAGGCTCAAACTATTACTCTTCCAAAAGGAACCTATATCTTAGAGGTGTGGGGTGCTCAGGGAGGATACCGAAGTAGTTCAACATATGGTGGAAAGGGTGGGTACTCCAAAGGGACAATCACCCTTTCCTCTTCTACAACCGTCTATTTGTACGCTGGTGGTTCTGGAAATACCGGAAAAACTAGCGGAGGGTTTAATGGCGGTGGAAGTAGAGATACATATAATGGGGGCGGTGGCGGTTCTGATATTCGTATTGGAACCGACAGTTTATATGCCCGTGTTATTGTTGCTGGCGGTGGTGGAAGCGATGGTGGCTCAACCAAGGCTGGCGGTTACGGTGGTGGCGCATCGGGACAAGCCGCCACAAATGGATATGGTACAGGGGGCGGCGCTGGAACAGCTACTTCCGGAGGTACTGGTGGCGGAACCTTTGGTTCTGGTGGAGCAGGAACTTATGAGAGTAGCGGCTATGGTGGAGGAGGAGGTGGCGGCTGGTACGGAGGTGGCGGTACTACCCCCGATGGCTCCGGTGACGATGACAAGGGGGGTGGCGGTGGTTCTGGATATGTTTATACATCTAGCTCTGCCTCAAATTACCCTTCTGGCTGCCTTTTAAACTCATCCTATTACCTAACCTCTACGACCTTAAATGGTGGAGGCACTTCTGCTATTCAGCCAACTGGTACAACCTCTACCGGTCATACTGGCGATGGATATTGCCGAATTACTGTTGTAGAAGTAAAAACCAATAATTATATAAAAAAGAATGGAAAATGGGTGCCTATTTCATCCGTATACACCAAAAAGAACGGTATATGGACTATTGTATCTTAAAGGGGTGATAAAGTATGGCAAACACAACTTCTGTTATAGATAATCTAAAGGACAAAAATGAAAATCTTGTTTATCCTAGGACTTTGGTTAAGGCGGTGTACGATGATGACGGAATACGACTCGACTCTCTTCTTAATCAAAAGGACAACATCTCCAATAAAATCTCTGGACTATCTTCTATCTGCTGGGAAACTACCGTTTCTGTCACCCCTAAGACTTCAACGGCTCCGTTTTCTTGGACAGTTACAGTTCCTTCTGGGTCAGTGAGTGACGGAACGATATCGCACTCCATTTCTCTTTCTTCCTCTGATTCGGTCATAGCAGACTTATATATCCCCTCTAACGCAACCGCAGAAACAGTTAAGGTATTAAAATCTTGCTGGAACTCCGTAGACAGGATTGACGTAAATAATGGGTCTATTACCATTATTGGTTTTGGTAGTGTTCCTTCGTCTCAATTTAGTATTCATCTACAAATCCACAAGCACGATTTTAGGTCTTTCATTGTCAATCCTACATGACTAAATTAGATAAAAGGAGGCGAGAATAATGCCAAGCCAAACTGAATTTGCGAAATTATCATTATATAATGGTACAACCGACAAAACAGCAAAATTCGGAACTTTTCGTGATGCGTTAGCTGGAACTGGTTCGGACAGCAATATGAACAAAATCGATATGCTACTAAAACAGCATGACACTAGTCTAACCGAACATAGCACATCGATAGAAGACATTCAGCAAAGTATTCAGAATATAAACGCAAAAGATAACACACAGGATGAAAGTATAGTCGCAATAAATAGTTCTATTGCGGAGATAAAGGCAAAAGACGAGGCTCAAGACAGTGCTATTACAACTATCAATTCCAACATTTCGACTATCAATTCGGAAATCACAGATGTTAAGGCAAAGAATACGGAACAGGATACGTCCATAACCAATATAAATAGCTCTATCAGTTCCCTCCAAAGAAAAAACACAGAGCAGGATGCTGAAATCTCAAAGAAAGCAGTAACTGCAACTTATACAGCAGATATTAGTACAGAGTGGACAGGAGACGTTGCTCCATATACTCAAACTGTCGCTGTAACGGGGATTACCGCAAATGATAACCCTATTGTAGACATCTATTCCGATAGTGCAAACGATGTATTTAAATTAGAGTTAAAGGCATATTCTCTGGTAAGCAAAATTGCCACAGGAGAAAATTCTATCACGCTTACCTGTTTAGATAAAAAACCAGTTACGGCATTTGCCCTACAATTGAAGGTGGTGAAATAATGGGACAAGCATTTATTACTCGCCGTGGTGGTGGAGGTTATGCAGAAGGAGGTGCTATACCTGTTGCTAACTTACAACCCGTATATTCTGCTTTGAATTTTTCAAAAATGCTTATAACAAGCACCTATTCCCCAAATACAACGGCAACATGGAGCGATATTCTTGACACATTTATCCTGTCTGATGGGGTTACGATATTGCAAGTAACCACTTCGGCGTTTATTTTATTTAAAATCTCCGACCCCTTGATGACGGTTGTTACAGCTACGCACGACAACTATGATAGTTATTACTATAAATCAGACAATCATCAAAAAATTGCCATTAACGAACCTTTGGGGCAATTCTACACTCTGTACAATGGGTATATCCATGCCTATAGTTTAGCTACACTGACAGAGCAATGGAGCACTCAATACTACTCATCCGGTTGGTCTGTCTCCAACTCAGAAAGCATTTGCATTGATCCTACAGATCATACCCCTTGGTACATCGGGTCTATAGGTTCAAGTAATAAGCTAATTCATTACAACCCTACGACGGGATCAGCCACGCAAACCTATACAATCAAATCTACCTATAATGCGGTTGAGAAATCCTGCATTTATAACGGAGTTATATATGGGGTTAGTCGAGGCTATGATAGTTTATACTATGGCAGTTGGAACCTGAGTACAGGTGTAAACGTTGCAACCGGTTCAGAATATGGTCCAAAAGTTGGCAATCTTAAGGAATGGTTCTTGTACCAAAACCATCTTTTCTACGTTTATTATCATAACGATCACGAGTTTATAGGAAAGAGACTTAATATAATCTCATCGCCTAATGGACCGTCGTCTGGTGGCACTAACAGCATCGATGTGAAATACTCGACGTATATTTCATCGGACACCAACGATGGCGAATCAGAGTATTATTACCATCCTGTAGGCATTACCTCTGACGGAAACCTCCTTCTCATACTCGGCCCCATCAGATATCAAGACACCACGGACGAATATCGATATGCTGCCGACCTTGGCGCAGGGTGTGGCACTTTGACAAAAATAATGTCTTTTTCTGGGACAAGTGCCGCCACACAGGTTGCTGCCCGTAGTATTGGTTCTGTATGGAACTACAATTATCGAATTCCCATTAAAGGACCTAATTATCCCGTAATTGGTTCTGAGGGATTTTGTTATTATCCTCATACCAATGACAGCGCTATTACACAGGTAGTAAATCTACCAACCGGATATAAAGTTCTGAGTGAAGATTAAGGAGAGATTAAATATGGTATTCATTAAAACAGAGAATGATAAAGTCACCTATATGCACTATATGCCTTTCGACAAAATTTATGGACTGGGCAAAACCAAAGCAGAGCTTCTTCGGGACGGATATCTTGTAGACGCTATTCCGAATTATGAAGGTGAAGTTCCAGATGATAAGACCGCAGAACTTCATTATAATGGAACAGAATTTTCTTATGTATTGGTTGATAAGCCAAAAAGTCAGGGAGACGCTATGAAAGAAAAGCTCGCTTCTCTTGAAGCCCAGCAAGAAGCAACGAACGAGGCAATTCTTGGACTTATGAACATGCTTAATTTGGGTGCTTAAAATCCAGTTGCAACTAACTTGAAACTTATTTACAACTATTTTAAGACTAAATTCGTTTAAAACCGCTTCTTTAACAAGGAGCGGTTTTTACTATTCTTTTATTTTATTTTTAAGGAGGATTTATTATGGCAAAGAATATGTTTTATGGTTTTCTTCTGAATATGTGGGTCTTTGGTAAGCTGGACGAAAAGGGTCTGAGCGCCTATGTTCCTAAGTTTATCTCGGAGGAAGAGAAGAAACAGATTATGGCTACCCCCCAAGAAAGTTCTAAGTAATCTGTCTATACCTTTTGTTCATATGGGTTATCACCTTAGATAGCCCGTATTTTAAGGAGGAATTTTTGTGCTTAATATGATTTTAACTTATTTACCTGTCTTAGGTGTTGCTATCGCCGTAAATGTTGTGTTGGGTTTGTACAACAACATTAGCAACATTAAGGAATGTTTTGATTGGAAGAAGCTCCTAAATGGGGTTATCAAAGCCGTCTGTATTTCTGCCGCTTTCATTGGTCTTGCTTATTGCTTTGATGCAACTGGCACTGTTATTGATGTTGGCGTGTTCGATATTACTCCCGAACTTATCATGACCTCTGCCATTGTTCTATATGTAGCCAAAGGGCTGAAGAACCTTGCGAGTATTTTAGGTGTAAATTCTAAGTCCAAAGACGAGGAGTAATATTATATGGGGATTATGAAGGGGATTGACGTAAGTCGTTATCAGGGAAAGATAAATTGGGAACGGGTCAAAGAAGACGGAGTAGAATTCGCTATCCTTCGGGCAGGATACGGAATGTATGAGAACCAGATTGACCCAACCTTTGAATACAATTATACGGAATGTCAGAAGTATAACATTCCTGTTGGTGCTTATTGGTATTCTTACGCCACCAGCGTTAAAGAGGGTCAAGAGGAAGCCGAAATCTTTTTAAAAACAATTAACGGAAAGATTTTAGAGCTTGGAGCGTGGATGGATCAGGAATACGAAACGTCTATTCAGGCATTATCTAAACAGGCAAGAACTGATATTTGCATTACCTTTATGGAAAAGATAAAAGCTGCTGGGTTCCGGACGGGTCTTTACTGTTCCTATGATTGGATTAAGAACTGGCTTTATTCTGCAAAATTACAGAACTACGACAAGTGGATTGCTCAGTATTCCTCTAATTGTAGCTATAGCGGTAAAGACCTCGCCTTGTGGCAGTATTCCAGCAAAGGCACTATTGATGGAATTACTGGAAGTGTCGATTTGGATTATTTATATAAGGATTATTTAACTTCACAGAAGGTCGGTATTTGGAAGAAAAATACCAAAGGCTGGTGGTATGAATATTCTGACGGTTCTTATATTAAGAATGATTGGTTAAAGCTGGACGACAGATGGTATTACTTCGATAAGAACGGCTATGCTTTAAAGGGGTATGCGACTATCGATGGTAAGCAGTATTATTTTGCCGAAAAATACGCCCTTGGCAATATTAAAGAATGCCAGTTAATTATGACGAACGAAAGTGGGGAATTGCTATAATGGATGATTGGAAAACTAAAGTTGGCGGAATGATTGCAAGTCCCACAGACCCAAGAGACTACGAAATGACTACCATATATTCCGCTATGAAGTTACCCGAAACCTATAATGTCGGGGTAAAATATAACGTTCATAATCAAACCACATATAATAACTGTGCTGCTCATGCCCTATCTTCTTATGTAGAAATTTTACTAAGAAAAAACGGAGCATTTAAAGAGATAAGTTTTCCTTGGTATTATGGAGATAGAAATTACACTACGCATAAAGACGAAGGGTTAATTTCCAGAGATCTCCTGAAAGCTGCTCAGAAGGATGGGGGACTATATCTGAGCGATTATTCTAAGGTGGAAGAAATGAAACAGGCGATGTATACGTTTAATCGCCAGTTTGCTAATTTCAAATCCAAAGCTCGGAATATCCGTCTTGCAAATTATTATCAATGTGCAACTGTGCAACAGGTTAAAGAAGCAATCTATAAATATGGCTCCTGTATGCTCGGGACAACCTTATTTGAGAGTTTCGGTAAGGTTGCTCGTGGCGAGACTCTTTATATGAGTGAACCCGTTATTGACGGAATTTCTTTGGAGCCTATGGTTGGTGGGCATATGATGCTTGCCGTTGGCTGGATTAAAGACTACTTTATTGTTCAGAATTCTTGGGGAGAAGAGTTCGGTAATAAAGGGTATTTCTATTTCCCGTTCTCTCTTGCAACATGGAGCGAACGTCACGGGTTCCCATTCTCTCTTTTCGAGGCGTGGGCTATTGATGGAGTTTATCTGAATGGCAAGCTGATTTCTTATACCAATGAGACTACTCCTCCTGTAGTTCCAGAATCTAAAGAAAAATGGTATAAGACCTCAGACGGAAAATGGAGATATAAACTTTCCAATGGAAGCGATGCTGTTGGTTGGCTCAATATAGACAAAAAGCGCTATTATTTTAAGTCTAATGGAGATATGGTCTATAATCAATGGCAGAAAAACGGAGAGAATTGGTATTGGCTTCGTTCTGATGGTGCTATGGCAAATAATCAATGGCAAAAAATCGATAGTCGTTGGTATTGGTTCGATGAAAATGGTGTTGCCATCAAAGGATGGAAAAATATTGATGGTGTGGACTACTATTTCGCAGAACAATATTTCGGAAAAATCAAAGAATGTCAGTGTATGGTTGCTTCCGAATGATATAATTATGGGGATATGCTAAAATTCAAAGCATATCCCCATTTTTTTACGCTCAACCTTTTTTGGGCTTTCTGATAATAGGATAGAGATCGTCAATTTTTGTGTGTTTTTTTTATACTCTTCGACCTTTTTTCTAACGTGTCTGCTGTGACTAATTCTGGATTTTGGAGGTCAAATTCTCGGTATTTATAATCTCCGTTCTTCATGGTTTTTTCGTAGAAATCAATTCTGCCGATATACATTTTAGAAAAATCACCAGACAAAATGTCTTTCTTTTTCCAGATCACATAGACAATATCTCCATCTTTTGTCACAGGCTCAGGATACATTCTGCAATACCCGCTCTCCCAGTTAGAATACGGACGCTTAGAGCAACACAACATCTCTTTGTTAAGGTCGGAATATAGCTTACAACCCTCGTGACACTTGTCACAAGCAAATTCGCAATCTAAGAGATATTTTTTATGATAATCGAAACCCTTCCATAAATCCTGATTGTCTTTTTTAGAGGGAGAGTAATGGGGGCAGATAACATTGTCTTCCTTGAATACTCCACGGAAACCAGACTTTTCTTTTAGAACATCACAGAAGCCATCTTTTCCATGAGTACAAGTATCGCATTTCCAGAACACAGAACCATACTCGTAATATTGACACTCCTGACAATCCATAACAACGTCTCGCCGTCTACGTTCTTCTTTTGCAAGGTCTGCAATGTCTAAAAATGTGTTATACATGGGTTTTACGAAAGCCTCAGAAATACCAAGACATTCCTTAAGACCCCAAGTGGTACGCTCTGTCCACAAAACTTTTGCATATCCTTCAAAGAAAACAAGGATGCCGACTCGTCTATGGATATTGTGAAAATTCCAATCCAAAAACCAAACGGCTTTGTACTGCTGAGAGATGGTAAAATCTGTTGCCCAGTTTTCTTTGTCAGTAAGGAGGAATCGGATGTATTCCTCTAAATAATAAGCATCACTTATAAGTCTTTCTGTGTCTATTTTCTCCAAAATTTCACTCATTTTCTTCGTCCCCATTGGCTACCCAATCTACCAGATAATCCACAACAGCTTCTACACTGGTAGGATGAGTACCATCTTCGTCTTGATACATATACACTTTTTTGCAGTTTAGGTTTGCAATGATTCTGCTGATGAGATCCAGACCATCTACAACAGATAGCTTTTCTCCATGAACAGTATCCCAAATTTCTTTGGGTTTAGGCCATACACCGCTTTCAGCCATATTGATGGCGATACCTTCGGTTAGAGATCCGTAACACATATCTTCAAAATATCCACAGTGTTTACAACAGAAGTGGCGTTCAATCTCGCCTTGTTCCTCGGAATAGCTTTCAACAAAGCCCTTTGTCCCACATAGCGGACATATATATGCGTAATCTGCCATAATTTTTATTCCTCGCTTCCTGCAAAACTCACTGATACTTTTACGACAGAAAGATTATCTTCTATCGTATTACGCTCACAGAAATTCCAAAAGTGATAGTTGAATTCTTTGGGCTTATGCCCAGTTAGTTCTTTAAGAATAGACACCGCTTCTTCTTTTGACGAAAAAAGTGTAGCATCTCTAACGTCATCCGAACAATAGATATCGACCCTTTTGCCATCCTGCTCAAAAAACAATAGATCGTCTTTTTTGTAGGCAATGGCGTAGAATACAACACGTTTCATTGGTTACCCCTCCTTTTTAGACTACATCTATATTATAACGAAAAACACCCCTTTTGTCAAGGGGTGTACTGTAAATTTTTTAATTAGATTTTTGATTATTTTGACTAATTTAAAACACTTTGCTGGCAATCATCAAAAATAATCTCATCTAACGTCCTTGGTGTATAACCGTGTAACATACAGCCTACGTTATAGATATTTCCACGATTATCCCCGGGATTGCAACAAGTATTTCTAAGTTCAGCTTTCCACTCATTTAGAAAGTCATTTTCTCTTGTCTTATGGACGTGCCCACATAGCATATAACAATTTGGGTTATACGCCCCTTTGTACAGGAGAATAGGATAATGGCACATTATAACATGTCTACCATCGTCTGTGATTTCTTTGTAGTCCTTAATATCCGCAAAACGCCTTTTAAGCTCGGCAGAAAAGGACGAGAGACAATGATTTCCTTTAATTAAAACTTTGGCACCCGACAAACTATCAAGTAACCGTATCCATTCTTTGGGGTCTTTAGACCAACAAAAATCTCCTAAAATATATGTAATATCCTGCTTTGTTACTACGTTATTCCAGTTTTCAATTAGCTTTTCTTCCATCTCCTGAATGTCTTTGAATGGGCGCTGGTCAAATTTTATAACATTAGCGTGACCGAGCTAAAGATGAAGGTCACTGGTATAGAAGACCTTACTCACTTGGCATCACTCTCCTTATACACTTGTTTTTAGGAACTTAATTTTGCCCTAAAGTTTCCCCATGACCATCTGCCGAAGTTGTTGCACAAGTTGGGCCAACACAGTATTGAAATTCATTGAAATTATGGTTGTACTCTTTTGTAAAGACCCGATATTCATAAACATCTGTCGCATTTCCTATTTTTGTGTCACATTTCTTATCCCACTTTGAACACCAGCCGCACGGTGTTCTATAACAACAATCTGTTTTTTCGACCATATTAAATAACCTCTCTTAACTCTTCCAATTAGGGACACATCCGCCGTACCCCCTTGTCGATGTGGTCTTGTAGAACCTTTAGTGCTTCAATATTTCTAAGAAACTTTTCTCTGTCAGAAATCAATTCATACAATTGAATTATAGTTAAATCTGGATTCTGCTCATGAATAATTCCAAGGAAAATACTTGTCGCAGTTGTAGACCATGTTACAATCTTAAAACGACACTTGGCGTTCGGCTTAAGCGGTGGCGCATAAAAGACTACATCACCCTTTGTCTTTCTTCCTTGTTTAGACACTTTGTCCTCCAAAAATCAGTTCGTCAAAGGTTGATGGGTCTTCGCTCTGAGAGGTTTTGACCCATTCGCCGTTTTGCATTTTGTACAATCGGTACACCTCTCTACGATACTCCGATTCGGACATAATAGCAAACTCTTCTCCGTTTTCATTCGTGACTATTTCCCAAATCTTTTTATCTTTCGTTACCATACGATTTCTATTTCACCATGCTTTCTTAAAAATTCATTTGCTAATCTGAAATGATTACACCCAAAGAAACCTCTATTTGCAGAGAATGGACTCGGGTGCGGTGCTTCTAAAACCAAATGATTGGGGTTTTGAATAATCTCTTTTTTCTTTTGCGCATATTTGCCCCAAAGCAAAAATACCTTCGGCTTATTATCATTGTCCAAAAATCTAATAGCATCATCCGTAAATCTCTCCCATCCGTGTCCTGCGTGTGAATTAGGTTCGTGCGCTCTTACTGTTAAGCAGGAGTTAAGCAAAAATACTCCCTGCCCTGCCCAACTTGTCAAATCTCCATTAGACGGATGAGAATATCCTTCTAATTCAAGTTCCTTATAGATATTCCGTAGAGATGGAGGAATTTTAACTCCATCTCTAACAGAAAACGCCAATCCCGTAGCCTGACCTTCGTCATGGTATGGGTCTTGACCAAGGATTACAACCTTGACGGCGGAAGGTTTTGTGAGTTCAAAAACCTTAAATATATCCTTGTCAGGAGGATATACGGTATATTGTTTTCGTTCTTCGTCCAAGAAGATAAACAGGTCTAAAAGAAATAAGTCCTCTGCGTGACCTTCTTTAAAAAAGAACTCTCTCCATTTCCAAAGACTATCTCTGTCCTGTGCTTCCAATTCCACCCTCACGAACCTCCGTAGTATCATCATCGTCCATAACAAAATACTGCACGATAATGCCCTGCAAAATTCTATCCCCTTCGCCAAAGGTCAAAGGATAATCGCCGATATTCTTTAGACCATACATAATATGCCCTTCGTTTTTAGCATAGAAATAATCGCTGTCGATAACCCCCAAGGTGTTCCGAACAAATAAACCTTTCATGCCAGTAGAGCTTCTGGGTGCAATAAGCAGAACTTTATCCGTACCAATCTCAGCTCTAATGCCACTGGGAATAAGAATGGTTTCATTAGGTTCGAGTTTAAAGGCAATCGGAGTACAAAGGTCATATCCAGCGGAATAAGCGCTTCCACGTTTGGGGAGTTTAATATTTGTATAAATTTCTTTTAGATATTCTTCAATTCCAAGAGGAAGTTGAGCATTGGGATAAAAAATTTTGGTGTAGTCCTTTGCGAACTGGTCGTAACTTACCTTGGTAAACCTCATTGATTCTGCTCTCCTTTGATTACAATGTTGACGAATTCTTCTGCCTTATTTCTAAGGTCTTCCAGAGTGCCATTATTCTCAATCACATAGTCGTAATTATAGTCGTACACTCCTGCATCCGCTGGATTAGACTTAATATCCTCTACACGGTCACTCTTAACCAAAATAGTCTTTGCACCAAACTGTTTAACAGCACGTTCAATTTCTTTTGGTTCTCGAATATGGATAAACATTGCATCTTGCAAAAGCGTATTACGAAACATTGTTACACATCTAAAAATATACTTATAAGGACTGTCGTTATATTCCGTACAAAGGCTTTTTAAGTCTGCCAGAAATTTTCTGTCCTTTTCTGTTTTAGACCCATCCCATCCGACATTCCGTGCCATCGCTTTGATAATATCCACAGAAGATACATTATACACGGGTACGAATTGGTTTACGTCTTCGACAAACTGGTCTTTTCCTTTAGAACCAGAACCGTTAATGATAAAGATTGGTTTGCTCATTGTAAAATTCCCTTCTACTATTGATTTGCTTTAAAGAACGCTCGTGCGAAACCGGGTGGTGTCATAGCCCTGAACTCAGCGTCAGTCTGTGGTTCATGAAAACTCAGTTGCGGTACATTCTTCCACATACTTTTATGTTGAAACGAAATGCTTGGCTTGGTTCTGTTTGGTCTAATATAGAGGTTTAATTTTGGTTCTACATCGTCCCAATGTAAGAATTTTCTGTTTGGAACAACAAAATTACCCCAGATATCGGTTGGTTTTGTCCAAGCATCTCCATACCACCATCCAAGTCCGGTGTTTTGTATTTACCCAAAAACTGGTTAAATGGCGAAAACTCCGTGCAAGGTGGTGCTGCTAAAATCCCATAAACGTTGCGAGGAGGAGTATAATTTCTTACATCGTTATCAGGCAAGGTAATAACCCTTACATCATACCCAGCCTCTTTGTACGGTCTTGACCATGAGCCTGTGCCACCACAGAGGTCTAAAATGATTTTGTCGGAATTGTCGATTTGTCTCACTTCCTTCCCTTTATATTATAACGAAAAACCCCTTGTTTGTCAAGGGGTTTGAGGAAATTTTTCTGTATTTTAGAATTTTTCTACTTCAGAGATCGTTTCCGAATCAACTTGGTCGTATCCCATTTTTGCCAATTCGATACCCTTGTTCAAAGCTCTGATGTAGTCATAAGCATCAAACAAATCCCGTCCAATGATAGCGTCTTCCGGGCACTCGTTTAGATTATAAGCATCGAAATCAATACTTACACCATCTTCGTTACAATAAATCTCATGACCACGGACGTAATCATTATATCGGTCAAGTTTCTCATATACTTTTAGGGTTAAGGTTTTCATGTCTGATCCTTCTCATACAAAATCGTCAGCCCATAGGCTTTTGCTACTTCGTGCTCAATCCGACATCCTCTGGCGTTCTCCCATCCCTTGCAGAAATAGGCCGCATGGCACAGGCTCATATTTTCAAGGGATTTCGCAAGAAAGCACAGGGGAATCTGCACCACGCCACGCTCCTACATCTTCTCTCTGCTGTACCATTCATCGGTGAACAGGGTGTTTACGACTTGGTATCCATTGGCAGTCAAGGCCGCAACTGCCTTTTCCCGGGTCGCAACGATTTCTTCTTGGGTTTTTCCGGCCATAGGCTGGGAGAGCATTGCTTTATCCATTTCAATTACCCCTCATGTCAAACTCATCTAAAAACAACTGTCTAAAATAAGGAAGTTCCTCTGCCCAATTCTTAAAATCAGTATTCCAGTCTTTTAGTCTATGAGGATGAACACAACGCTGGTTATACATATTCCAAATAACCTCATAGTTAGCAGACCATGCAAAGGTATAAATATAGGAGGCGGGAAGGAGTTTTCGAATTTCCACAAAATATTTATAGTCCTTTGTTGCCAGATATAAGCCCCTCAGACGATTGAGTTCGTTAATGACTTCATCGGCAACAAGGTTGTTCATATCTTCAAAATCACTACGTTCAAAAGGTTTTGATACGCCTTTGTGTTGAAAACTGCTCGAATTTCTGGTAGTTCCCAACTTATAAGTATCGAACTCGGCAGCAACGTACATCGGCATTTTTACCTCTGTCGATACAAAAATACTGCGGAGAAATTTTCTGTGTTCGCTACCGCTTTTGATGAGATTTCGTGCCAGTCGTAGGTCGTTTTCTCCGATATTGAAGGGAGGATTTTGACAATCAAGATCCAAAATACAATCCTTGCATTTCACTATTCTGTTGTCGCCAAATACACTATCGCAACCATAAAAACTATCACTCTTGTCATGAGACATCATGGGCATACGCATTGCCCGAAATGCCCCATCAACATTAAATACCTGTGTGTTTTCAAATTTCATATAACCCATATCTCCTATATTCTGCGAAATATTTTTGAAGACGTTCGAGGTTACGGTACACATCCACCCAGTTCATACAACGAACGGCACCGGTTTCATCCTCGCTCACATCTTGATTCCATGGTTTATCCAAAAGAAGTTTAGCGTAATGTCCTCCTATTAGATTTTTACCATAATCATCAACAAGAACCGTTAAACCCGACAATAGCTGCTTGTTATGACAGACGATAAGCCGTTTGCGAATATTGATCATAGGGAAATTCTTCTGCAACCATCCCGCCTTTTTCTTGACATTCTCGGGTTCTGTGCTTGTCACAAAATAAATCTCATGACCCTTTTCGTGGAGTGCAATGATATACTTCCGAGCTTCCTCATCGATAGACACCCGTTTCCATACACGCTTATCCACAAAATACCTATGGAAGCCTTCTTTATACTCAGGCTTAACAAAGTTCTCAATATAATATTCCGTGATATCGTCTACTGTCAAATTATCCCCGCTGTCCTCATTGTATACCGATAGGACGCTTTCACAAAGATCGTTGATTGTTCCATCAATATCAATACCGATAATCATTTCCTTTTTTCACCTTCTTTATAGTTTTGATAGGCCCTTAGTATATCTTCCTGATTAAGCCAATAGTTCCCGTTGCTAACGGTAGACAAAGTAGGATATTTTAGCTCCATGAACCTATTCATCAAAGTGTATTTATCGACAACGCCGTGTCGAATATAATGCTCCGCTTTTGGATTTGTCACCTGTTCCAACACTTTAACCTTGCCGCTGTTCCCGTTTACGGTAAAGTCCGCATCTGAATTTCCCCTGTCCAAAAAGATAAAGTCTTTTGTGGGTTCAGGAGGAACTTCTCTTAAGTCCTTTTTAACTTCTCGTTTCGTCCATATAAAAAAAGAACACGGAACATTATAATCTTCCCCATCTACAAGAAAAGAGTCTTTTGGCAAAGATACAATCTTTTGCAAGTGCCAATGTTCGGAGAATGTGGCTTGGTTTATTCTCTTACGAAATGTATCGGGAAGAATAAAAGCAATAGTCTCTGCCCCCAAAGCAACACATTTCTTTATAAACTGTTTTGCAAGAGTGCTTCTGTTTCCGAATGGTGGATTTCCAATACACAGTGTATAAGGCGGAAACACATCGTCTAAACGAAGAAAATCCAATTGTATAATTCTGTCATCTTCTGGTACAATATCATACGCAACGAACCTTGGAAGATAATTTAAAAAAGAACCATTCCCGGCACTTGGCTCTACTATATATTTGTAAGATTTAATGTCGGGAATTTGTTCGACACAAAATTTTGCAATTTCTTTTTTCGTATAAAACTTATCAAATTCTACTATTTGAACCACCTGACTTCCAAGTTGTGTTTACGATACTTATCAAGCACGGGACTTCTATAGGAGTAATTTAAAGATCGCTCGATCCGTTCATTTCTTAGATTGGCTTCTGTGGTTCCGTGACAGTATGTGCCACATTCAATAGCCGCCACGTTGATAACCTCAGAAGGAATGTCAAATACACGGCAATTCTCTTTGTTGTCGGGATCAATATATACCACAATATACTTATGGATATTTTGCCACGGTCTAATCTGACGGAATTTCACCTGACGATTTCTGTCTTTGAACGAAATTACAACTCGAATATTCTGATTCGTCTGAGGATTATATGAATTTCCTGCATTTGAGGATGGGGGTAGTGAACTTAGCCCAAGGTCATTGTCAATCCATTTTTTCAAAAGAGAACTTCTTTTCTGGGGCGTAAACATAAATGCAGAAATCTTCCCCAAAAGAAACAAACTCTTAATTCCTAATGTGTCATCAATATTTTCTTTTTCAATTTCAGAAGAAATATCTTTTAGACAAGAGACCCGATGATTCAGCTCTTTTTGGATATTAGAAATCTTCATTTTTTACTCTCCTACCCCAAAAGCTCTCCAAACTTCTCTGGTTACGCTATCTTCAACCTCTGCGTGAAACTCTACGGGTTTTGATAGGTCAAGACTGAAAATACCCATGATGGAATGCGCATCCACAACGTACTTACCCGAAACTAATTCTGCATCATGACTGTACTTAGTCATAAGTTCAGAGAATTTTTTAACACCAGCGATAGAATTCAAATTGATTTTCATAACAATACCTCTTTAGTTTACTTTATAAATCCAGCTTCCGACCCTTACAACATCACATTTATATCCCCAGAACTTACGTCTCATACCTTTGACACTTCCAGTTACAGAAATGCTTGGACAATTCTCAATGCCGGACGCATTTCCTCCGGCATCAACATACTCTTTCAAAGAGTGAAAATAACGCCCCTTTTTCATAACTTTCATTCCTCCATAATAATTAGCTCGTTCTCAAAAAATACAAACTCGTTAAGGTCTTCTTTTAGAAGGTATGCTGTACGATCATGTAGTTCCATACAAAAAACAGCCGTAAAGACGTTATCCCTGTTTTCGTTCAAAAACTTTCTAAAAATTTTAGAAGTCTTCACCTTGTCAAAGAATTCCATGTTGAGTTTTACTTTTTTGCCAGCCAGACTCATTCTGTAATTAACCCCCTTTTAACTTGTATTATTATTATAACGAAAAACCCCTTGTTTGTCAAGGGGTTTTGAAAGAAAATTTTAAAAAATTACTCTATCAGTTTGTTGCTGTCATTCCATCTTTTAACGGCATCTCTTACTTTGGTAATTCCACAAACGCAGTTTCCGCAATCAACACAAACAACATTCCATACATTCTGAGAAGGAAAGAAAGTTCGATCCGATTCTATCCTGATATTATGACTATTGCAGTGTTTGCAAGGATGCAACAGAGACTTGTATTTTTGGGTATATTCTCTTGCTTTCTCAAAACGCTTTGCCATAAATGACTCCTAGATTTATTTTTAGTACACTATATGGTACTTGTCAATATAAAAATACCCTCTTTTGTTAGACCAATCGTCAATGTAAATCACATCGTAGTCATTAAACTTTTCTCTTGTAAATTTGCTATACATAATGGTATATTTTGTTTTTTTGCCGCTTCCAAGAGACTGCCCTTCAAGAGCTACAGCCCACGGTTTCCCCGTCTTTTTAGACGTTAGAATACGATGATTTAAAACGAGGATTTTAGGACGGTCGGCATTTTCTCCTGTGTACATATTGATATACCCAAGCAATTCCTTCTGAGAGAGGGCTTTTTCTTTGATGGGAAAATCGGGGAAATGTTGAGATTTGATATAGTCCTCGCATTCGTTCAGAATAGCCGGTGTATCAAGTTTTGTGAACGTTTTAGCTGTTTCCTTAGAATGTCTACTTATAATTGAACTTACTACATTATTATTCTCAACTTTTTCTTTTTTCACGCTCACAGCAGTTCCATTCTTGAAATATCTGAACATCTGAATAATTTTAGTAATCTCATTGGAGTTACCAAAATTTCTAAAGAAATCCAATCTAATAAGAACGTCAAGCTGTCTAGCATTTGAAACTTTGTCGTTGGCAATCTGGTACAGCAAATCTGTGAAGCTATCGTAGTGATTGTTGCGGAGAGAGTACAGATATTCCGAACAGGCTTCGTTAAGAAACTTAATACTCTTCATTCCCTTGTAGACGGTCTTTGTAGCCTTATCAAAAGAATAAGAGGACTGCCCGTGCCCAAATACCGGCTCTTCTACACGCATCCCAACTTTCTTAGCATACTCCATACATTCTCTGGTTTTTTCCTCCTTTGTCTGCCATACGTTCAAGCAAGCAGTCAAGTATTCCAGAGGATAGTAGTATCTAAGATATGCGCAGATATAACCGATATAAGAGTAGGAATAGGCATGGATACGACAAAAGCTGTATCGTGTAGCATCAAGAATGCACCGCAAGAATGGTTGAATTACGGCTTGCGCCTGTTCGTCTGTTAGATTCAGATCTTTTTTTCCGTGTTCATAAAAAGCCTTTTCGATAATAGGAAGCTGTTCTTTAGTCCCAATTTTTTTACTGACACAATTATGACAAACTATGTTACCAGCGACAAAGTTATGATTGTCCTCTACCGTCAAATCGTAGACTCTAGATTTTCCCATCTTTTTAACCAACTTTACCGGAACACAAACAAAGTCTCCGTGAAGAACTTCGTGAGTATACGGGGCCAGACAATATTGTGACAGATTTTCGGCAATATCGGCAGATATGCCATATTTGTTTGATATAGAATTTTCCGAAACCCCATGTCCCAAACAGAAACTTCTGATACTGACATCGTGTGAGATACACCAATCTTTTATCTCTTGCTTGCACCTTTGTGGGATGAATGTTCTTAGTTTATCTCCATATTTTTCAATAATGTACGACAACTCGTCTCGCTTTTTTCCTATAATAAACGGCATAACGTTTTCTTTAAAAGCGAGAAGGTTGTTTCTGCCTCTAATGGAAAGAACATAACTACGATAATCGTATCCGGAGACCTTTTTAGATGAGACCTTTGAATAGACACCGACCTTTTGTAGCAGAACCCTAATTTGTTCAACAAGAGTCTGGCTTATTGTGTAGTATTCTATGGCACATCTACCAAAACTATACCCTCCGTCTGTGTTGAAGAGTCCGCCCAGAAATTGACACAGTTTTTCTGTGGGATTCATGCGCATAATTTCATTTGGGATATGCTTGTCTCCCGCCTTTTTGTTTAGGTTATATTCTTCAAGTAATCGATAGACGGAATGTCGTGTGCTTCCAAGAATTCCAAGGGTATAAACAGATTCGACTTCTTTTCCGGGAACAGAGCGAACGGAATACTCCGGATTTTTGACAAAATCGCTCAGAACCCCAATGGCCTTATTTATTAGGTCTATATCAGAGTTTGTGAATCTGAGACTCCATTTCTGCCCAAGAGTACCGTCTCCAATCAATGCTCCAAGTAGCCAGTATTGCCCAGAGGTCAACTTTTGGTTGCTTTTAAGCCCATCATCGTCACACATTATACGTCTTGGCGTATAAACCCAGTCGTTAGATGAGAGTTCGGATGCTTCCTTCCATCCATCCTGCGTCAACAGCCGATGGTCGGGGGTACATTTCAACGAAATGCCATCCTCTAATGCAACTTCTACCACGTCTTTGACCCCGTTGTCCCATGCGGCGGTTACGGTTTTTCCCGAGAATACTTTTCCGTCAAAACTGATTACCCTATCCCCGACTTTCACATCTTCGATTGGTTTTAACGTTCCATCGGCCATAGTAACCAAAGAACCCTCGGCGATACATTTTCTGAGATGATCTGCATCCAAGAAAGAATATCCACAAAACTTCATTACGAATTCCATCTGGGTTTCCTGAAACAAAGGATAGCCAAGTTCGGATTCAAAGGTATCGTCAACCTCTTTTACGCCCGTAATATGAGCAATACCATTCGTAGCATCTTCATATACACTCTTTCCACAAGGACGCAACAAGGCATTGGTAAATGAAAACAAATCCATTCTGGTAAAATTTTTCAGTCTTCCAAAAATATTTCTCATAGACTGTGGAGAAAAGATTTTGCCAATGGTTTTAGAACCAAAGTTACCGGACACCTGAAAGATAAGGTCTGTATCATTCTGAATAGAACGCCAAACATTATCGTCCTCAATATCTACTGTTTTTGCGCTAACACGGTCAATTCCTGCTAACTTACAAGTGGTATTGATAATATCTACGTTGTCTAATCCAAGACAATCGAACTTGACGTAATTTAAGCTATCAAGTTCTTTCATATTTAGGCAGGAGACAGGATAGGGATTATCCTTTAGATAACAAGAACAAATCTCGTCATCAATTTCTCTGTCAGTAACAAGAATTCCGGAGGGGTGAGAACCGATAGAAACAATAGTTCCGATAACAGCATCTACATATTTGAAAAGCTGTGGATATTTATCTCTCCATTCTTGACCAATGGTGGTAATCCTATTTTCGTCATCTGCAACATCATACACGGCTTCGCTAATTTCTGTTGTTTCCTCAATAGACATTCCAAGCCCACGGCCAATATCCTTGATAGCACCTTTTAACGCAATGGTATTAAATGTAATGATATGCGCAGTTTGAACATTAGGCAAATTCAGTTTGTCTTCCAAAAGAAAGTTGAGTAACTTATCCCGGTCAGCTTCGGCATAGTCCACATCGACCTGTTCGTACCCTGTCTTTCGACATACTTTAACACCAATTAAATGGTGGGCATAGACTATATCTTTATCTGTTGTTACACAGATAGATGGCACTTCCGCTATCGTATCAATAGATAGCGTACTTCCCGCTACGGAATAGTCGTTTAACCTTCCCCGTTAAGGGCTTGGCACAGGATTACCATGCTTTTCAGTTTAGGTTTTCCCTGTTAGCACATCTATTGGCCGTCATTTCCTACGGTTACTATTCGTTAGATGTACACCGCTGATAAACGTTCACCATCTTATAATTCTGCATATCACTACGCAGAACGACTATTCAAAAATTCTATTCACACAGTTTCTATACAAGATAAATTTTCTTCTTAATGGAACATCGGGGGAGATTCCATCGTACAAAAGGTCTAAAATTCTTTTTACTTTTTTATTTCCACCAAATCGAATGTAAGATACAATTTGTTCGGGCCTTCGCTTTTCTTTTGTAGCAGGATGGTCTATAACCTTGTTCGACAAAAGAACCTCGTTTATAAGGTCACATATCTCATTTGTTCCCACAATGCTTATGGTGTAAAACGGACTTCTTGAATGATTAACAAAAATACTTCCGTCTCCGTCATAATATCCTAAAACAAAGTATCGGATAAGAGGTTCGGGAATTCCGCACGGTCGCTTTAGTATGTTGGTTTTACGAGGAACAATACCATGTCGTACAATATCATCCCACATTTTGTCGCTTCTTATAGACATTCTGCAATAATCCTCATCCGAATGTCCGTTAGGACTATATTGATGAATTGGATATGTGGAATCCGTAAACCTTTTAAATTTTTCGATATGCTCCTTATCTTTTGCACAAAGAGTCAACCCAACATACTTTTCTCTTTTATCCAGCAGATACCCGTCAGCCGCCAAGAATCCCAGCCAGTAGGCACATTCCGGAGTATCGATTTTCTCAAATATATCTTCATTGCATTGATATTTCCGAGAATTCTCTTTATTGCTCCTTAGCTGTAATCCTAATCTAACAAATCGAGACCTTAGTGTACTGGGGTTTATCTTGTGCCTTTGTCCAATAACGATTGTACTGTCCCCCGACAGATACTCGCTATTATACACTTTTATAATATCTTCATCTGAAATAATTGATACCCCCTATTTAACAAGTATTAAAAACTGTGTGTAAGAACATTTTTCTTAATCAGCCAAACTATACTTACTCTTATCCATAAATCTCCAAAACTGAAATCCGTGTTTCAGGGGATTTATTTCAGTAACACCGAATTTATAGAGAATAAGGGAGGACGCTGCACTACCACGTCCGGGTCCAGACCAAATATCATGAGCATGACACCAGTCTGTAACGTGCTTCTGTAAGAGGAAGTAGTCACAGGAATCCACTGCAACAGCCGTGTCATATTCCTGTTTTAGACGATCCATCACCACTTGCTCCGAAAAACCCTCATCTATGATATTTTTTACACCACTGGGGTCTCCAAATACCTCATTTTTTAGCGTTTCATAGGGATTTTCAGACACTTTTGGGTATTTTAGGTCATTTTTTAGGGTAAATTCCTCCACTAAACTGCTCATAAAATTAGTATTTTCGATAGCCCTCAGAGCGTCAGAATCGCTCAATACGCCCTGTGTAGCGTAGGCGGCTTTTAACTCATCATAGGTCTTCCATGTGAGGTCCCAACCCTCCTCACCCTCAAAGAACGTCTTTTTACCCCGTTGCAAGACCACACGGGCTTCTGCATCAAGGTCGTTTAAGCAGTGAGTGTCAGTGCCAGCAATCAACTTTAATCCAGTTGATTTACTCAAATCTAAAAGATATTTGTTGTACTCCTTCTGGGCTTCTGTGTTATGGTGCTGAACCTCTAAGAAGCACCTATCCTTGTTCTGCACCATAAAATCAATAAACTTCTGTTTGAACTCTGGGCTACCCTTTGACAAGATCGAGGCGATACATGCACTGGTTACAAGGATATTGTCCGAAGTGTCTTTTAACTCATCAAAAGAGATACGAGGGGTATAGTAGAAATGTCCTGTACCATCATATCTTCTTGCGGCTCTACCGAGTAGTCGGTTGATTTCTTTTACACCCTCATAGTTTCGTGCAATGAGTACACAGTGGTAGTTGTCTCTGATGGAGTACGGCTCTTTTCCGTCAGGGCTGTCATATAACAACCTCTCTGTGACGTAGGCTTCTGTGGCGTGAATATACTTTAACCCAGCCTTTTCCACCGCATCCTTCTTCTGTTTCCATCCAAATACGTTACCGTGTTCGCTAAAGGCAATGGCGGTCATACCACATTCTTTTGCTCTTTCAATGTACTTAGTAAATTTAGTAACACTATCAATATTTATCCAGCAATTACTAAACATACTATGAAGGTGATAAACAGTGTAATTATTTCCCATTGATTCTACCTCTTAATACGGCGTTCGTTCGCTTTGTTGTTCCTGTTGTTGCTGTTCATAATCCAGTGTTCTTCTACCTACCAACAATCCATTCTCCCCGAATTCGCTCTTGCTGTATTTTAGGCTACCATTATCCCAACTATATTTTCGATACCTATCGTCAGTGTCGCTATACATTCTTCGGGTTACTCGGTCATATCTAAGACCAATTCTTTGTCCTTTTACGCCAAGAATTCTATCCTTAAACACAGTAAATTGTCTGTCGTAACCGCCATTTTTTAGCGTATCATCCCAGACCTTTTCAAGACCATAAATTCTATCTGCCATGTTTACAATATTAGAACTGCCCAAAATGTCATACTCTGTTAGCGGCATAGCAGCTTGTGGTTTTCTTGGGTGAGCGACAAGATGAATTTCAAGGTTATTCTTTTTAGCGAAATGAATAAGTTCATTCATAAAGTCAACTTGAATACCCGTAATCTCCGCATCGGATTTCCCTCTAAAGTTAAGGCATAGCCAGTTGTCAAGAACAAAAACCTTTGTTCCCCTTCTTTTATAGACGTACTTCATCTTATCCAAAACATCATTTGCGCTGGAAAGAAGAAGGTTGTCATAGACGTAAATTTTGTCTCTATAGAACTCCTTAATTCGTTCTACGGCTTGACGTGTAGGTTTATAAAAAGAAAATCCGTTGTCTTTTTTAAACTCAATCATATGGTCTCTGCCAGCCGCTTGCGACAAAATCCAGTTAAGCATCTGAGAAGTTGTAGACTCGGCGTTAAACCAAAAAACGTTCTCTCCCTTATCAATTGCTTCAAGAACGCACATTTGAGATATGGCCGTGGTCTTCCCGACACCTGAGAAAGCAGTCCAAATATTTAAACTTCCGTCAACAAATCCATAAATTTGTTTGTCCAGCTCAGAGACACCGGTAGGAATATACCCCACTTGTTCAATATCAAATTCTTCCTCTGTCATGAGGTCTATCAGATTTTCAACGGGAACTTCTTTTGCCCCATCAATCAGCGCAAATACCCGCTTGTGTCCACAAGCCAACAGGACATTATTAGCATCTGTTTTTCTGATACAAAGATTTTCGTTATAGTCCTTATACCACTTTTCTACTGCATCCTCATCATCCTTTTCAGGAGTGACAATCTTGCAGCGATATTCTCCAAGACGGCTAATTGCTTTTTTTAAACCATCCTGACCAGCCTTGTCGTTGTCATACCAAAGGATAAATTCGGGAATCTTTTCAATAACCTCATAATTAAATTCAATCCAATTAGAGTCCTCTGCCCCTCCGGGAATCGAAACAACATTAGTATATCCGGACTGAATAACAGCGAGAGAGTCCATCATGCCCTCTGTCACCACGACAGGCTTTGTAATGTCAATCTTATTTAGATTAAAAAGCGCAGGACAGCTATCTGCGTCCTTATCCCACCACATCTTAGGTTGACCTTTAGCGGGATGGGATAAACGATATTTGCGACACAGAAGTGTTCCGTCCATGTCAAAGAACTCAAAAGCAACATTTCCTCTTGAATCCTGTTTTACACCCGCATGGTCCAACGTCTTCTTAGAAATTCCACGCTTCTCACAATACTTATCTACAATACTACGGTCATTAGCTTCGAGGACTTTAGGAAATCGATAGGTCTTGAAATAGTCCCTTCTATCGAAAGATACAGAACTTGCATTAAACTCTACACCAGCTTCTTCGCAGAGCTTCTTTACGCCTTTAGCGTAAGACCCGCACTCATCTGTGTAGACATCTAACAGAGATACTACACGACCACACCCAAAACACTTAAAGAACTGCTGTTCCTCATTCCAAATAAAGCTGGGAGTATCTTCTCTATGAAAGGGGCAACACGCTTTCTTCGTCACGGGGTCATAGGTGTCTACATGATAATGCTCTACAATTTTTGGAATTGCCTTATCACCGATAATTTTCTTGGCTTCGATAATTTTTTCAAGCAAATCGCTGTTTTTTTCAGGCATAAACTTCATCCTTTCTTGTGAATAGAATTTCTCTTCCTTTATATTATAGCGAAAAAGAACCCCTTTGTCAAGGGGTTCTAAAAAATTTTCCAAAAATTATCCTACCGGCTCATCGTCTATTTGACACTCCTCATAGCTGAAGCAATGGGCCTTACGCCACTTTTGGTAATATCGGGATTCGTGAAATTGTACATAAGATTTGTATACCCCCTCATATCGCATCCCATATACATCCAGATATGATACTATGTGATTTTACTTATTTGCAAGTGCAATTAGTGAGTTACCACAGGTGATGCGGTCAGCGTCCTCTTCTTTGCTTGGTACAAAGACAATGACATCCCAGCCGTCTTTTACAAGTGGCTGTTCAAATTTTTCATAAACGTCAAAATCTGTGACAATTTCATAGCCTTCATTTACAGCTTCAACCGTTTCGTGAATTGGTGTAATTTTTACAATACACTTTTCTTTGTCGAAGTATTTATTCATAAGATTTACATCGAGATTGCATTTAGAAGTAACTGCAAAATTTAGTGTATATTTACGTTTCTTCGGCATTGGAAGAGTTTTAATCATGTCGCTAATTTCCTGTAAGGAAAGCGACTTGTTGCGGAACATTTCGTTACGCTGTGTTTCATCAAGAGTATTGATAGAGAACTGTAGACCGAAACCGTCTTCACCACCGTATTCAAATCCTGTTTCGACCCATTTGTGCAAGAAATCATATAAATTCTTGTTTGATTTCGGCATCATGGTTGATACGACAGGGTGATATGTATCAAATGTTATATCCGTATGAGGCGTTACAAGCATTTCAGCAATAAGACGGGCCGATGTGATGACATTGTAGTTAAATGTCGGTTCACCCATACGAGCGTAATGGACGTTGAGTCGTGAACCATGCTTGATGCCGGAAAGTGCGATACCTGTTGTAATTTCGGATATAAGCTCCATTGTACTTACATTTCCGTGGAATCCAAGTTTCGGACAGTCACAGAAGTTGCAGTTCATTGGACAACCTTTCTGACTGGATACAGTGACAACGAGTTTGTCAGTGATATCAACGGGCTTGTGTTTTACCTTCTCGATACGTTTTGTGTATCCAAGAAAGTCCGCTTTGATATTGTTTTCTTTGCCATAGTCACCGACATAAAGGTATTCGATACCCAAATCAGTATCAGATACGATTTTGCCAGTATGAGTTTCTGTAATTTTTCTCATCGCTCTATTAACGCAAGATATTCCCACTTCAAACACTGTTAAGTGGCGAGAGGAATGCGTTTCTCCCTTCTGGTTAAATAAGTGTGTTTTAATGCGGTAAGCCAGCACACGCCCGGAAACACTGCTTAGAGCAGTGGATTAGGTCTGACTACTCTCACGGACTTATCCGTGGATATCAGTTGTCTTTGTATTTACAAACCTCTCTGAACCCACAGAAATTTTGACAGTAAAATGTGCCGGGGTTAGGAGGAAATTCAAAAGTAGTCTCTATCTCTCTAACAGATTTAATACTCCAATCAAGTGCTTCGATATATCTATCCTCTTTAAATTGGAATTGAACCCATTCATTAGGTCTAAACATATTAAACACAAGCCACTTAGGAAACCTCTTATACTTCTTATATACGGCATAGGCATACAAATAAAGTTGTCGGGAATATTCTTCCCTCTCTGCCCTATTCTTGAACTTGCCCTTGCTCTTATGGTCAATAACCATAAGTTCTTCCGCTTCGTTTTCTGCGATAAGGTCAACCTTACCATTCAGAAGAAATAAGCCGTCTACTTCTTCGTAAAACTCATATTCAGATTCTAGAATCTTTAGCCCATCATAACCAGAGAAGTTTTCCAAATAGACCTTTCCGTCATCATAATATAAAGCGGATAAATCTCTTGTAAAACCATTTTGGAGGTTCATAACAAATGTGGATGTTATATTTTCATTATAGTGGTTTTCATAATAAGAGAGTAATTCGTACTCTCCTAATTCGCCCTTTTCATAAAGCTCTAAAATCTTATGGACAAAGGTTCCAAACTCTGCCGTTCCATGACCAGCAGGAACGAAATCCTTGGGTCTATCAAGATAATTCTGATAGAAATAATACGGACAGCTATAGAACGCCTTAATTTTACTATAACTGTATATTGGTAAATTTTTTGGATTGTCTACCGTAACACTCACTTCCTTTATCTAAAGAATAAGGGGGAGCACTATACTCCCCCGTGTATATTTTCCTTTAGATTAGAAAGGAAGTTCTCCGTCATCGTCAGCGGGGTCAGGAACAGATTCCTTATCGGGAACCTTTGCGGCGATAGGAGCAGAAGTCTGATCAGGAGCGGAACCGCTCTGAGCCTTAGTATCTACCCACTCAAATTCGTCCACATGAACCTCGGTCGCTTTGACTTTAACACCAGCGCTGTTTTCATAGGTGTGAGTCTGTAGAGAGCCAATAACGGCGATTCTATCACCCTTATGGAAATACTTGGAAATGATTTCAGCGATCTTGCCCCAAGCTGTAAAATCAACGAATTCAGAAGGAGGAGTCTGACCATCTTTGGGTCTTACGCCGTCACGCTGACGAGCGAGGCAGAATTTACAAACCAAAGTCTCACCAGCGGTTTTGAGTTCTGGATCACGAGTGAAATGGCCAATAAAAGTTACAGAATTTCCAACTTTACTCATAATTTTGTTCCTCCAAAGAGATTAAATTTATTAAACAATCTAATAAGATTATTTTACAGGTTTTCTTCTAGTTCAGCGAGAATAGCATCAAGAACCTCAACGTCTTCACATTTGGTATACACAGCGCTTGCACGACCGTTTACGGAGTAGTGCTTCTTGATAATAGTCGCAACATTCTCACGGGAAAGTTTCTCAGCAGAAATCACATTATCGATAACAGAAGCAATCTCGGCCTTCTTTTCTTCCAACTCGGAAGGAGTAGAAACAGGAACAGAGGGTTCTTCAATCACGGGGGCAGGAGGGGGAGCAACTTTACCGGAGTTTGCCCAGTTATAAATTGCAAGACCATCCTTTTCAGTCAGAACGTCATATCTACCCTCAAAGAGGTGGGTATTATCCTTCATGGCGTTCGCAACGTGAGTATCCTGTGCAAGCTGGAAAGTACAGGTGTAGTTGTATTCCAGTTCCTTGTCACCAACAATACCCTCGGCAACCTTCTTCGGGACTTGCTTGCCGTTCTTGTCCTCCATCACATAAGCATCTTTGCCACGGGCAGTAGCGATGATGTGGATTTGGGACTGTAGGATTTTCTCCATTAGACGTTTGTGACGTGCCTTTAGGGGACCCCAGTTGGTAAAGGAGTTACCGGGCATCTTGTCATGAACCTCGTTTAGATAAGCCCATTCAAGGCTCAAAGAGTCAATAACGAGAACCTTGTAGCCAGCGTCAACAGCGGCTTCAATTGCTTCGATATACTTTTCAGGGCTGTAAGGTTCAGACATATTGATAACGTCAAAGCTAAAATCGTTTGCGTAATAGGAGGCACGACGGTTTTCGGTATCAATATACGCAATACCTTCTCCGCCAGCTCCTTGGTAAAGACCTGTTGCAAGTCGTAGTCCACTCCACGTTTTGCCAGATCCAGAGGGACCAGAAAGGAGCACCTTTACCCATAGTTTTTCACGAATTGCTTTCTGAAATTTCATTGCCATAACGCTTTTTCCTCCATGAATATATTAAAATTTTACTTACTTGTTTTCTTCAGGAGCTACATACCCCTCAACGTGTCGCTTTTTTCGACAATCCTCACATCTAAGAGGTAGAGCCTTGTACTTCTCCAAGAAGTACATAGCATCTCCATCGGTCAAAACGTACATCTTACCACAGTCCTTACAGATACGGTAGGATACTCGTCTGTGGGGTGCATAATCTCTTTTAATAAGAGGTTTTTGTTCCCCATCGGTTTCTACGGTTACATTTTTGTTTTCAATAGTGCTCATAATTTCTTCTCCAATTTGTAAATTTTTTCATGGAAATTCTCGACGACTTTGCTCTCGTCCGCAATAACGATGTACGCCCAGTTGATAATGTTGGTCAGCCTACGGATAACTTGTTGATGTGCTTCCATTCGTGCCATCTCGTAACGAATTTTATACTTGGTCTTGGCAATCTCTTTACCCTTCTCCACGTCAAATTTGTCCTCCGGATGACACACTGCTACGGCCTTTATGCGTTTGCTTTTATATGTGCCCGTAGCAATAACGCATCTATTCTTTTCGTCTACGGTAATTTTCATTCTGTTTATCTCACCACACTTTTATTTTAAAACTCACTTATATTATAGTGAAAAACGAGCCATTTGTCAAGAGGTTTTTCAAAAAAATTCAAAAAAGTTTAAAGAAAAATGCCGTCATATTTCAGACGGCATATAATTTTTATGCAAATCGTCTCCCGACAGGAGGAAGGTTGTTGTACGGTAGTTTAATGCAATTATATCTCTCTGAGTTTAGTACATTGACCATCGCCTGATACGGAGTCAAATCCATATTGTTGAGGATTGCCTTAAACACAGATGTAGAAGAGCCGCTGGCAAGCTGAACTCCTTCGTAGTTAGACTTTACATGAAATGTATCCTTGGTATCACGAACGTTCCAGAATACAATATTGGGGATAGTATAACCGCACCGAGCGAACCGAGCTTTCATGTCGGAATAGAAATCCCATTCATAAGAGCATTTCTGTCGGTCGAACTGCATATCCGAAACAATGATTAGGCTTTTGGGCATATCCTCCGGAGAAACGTGGTTCTTTTGTGCCACAGAAAGAATTAACATAAATGCTTTTTCGATATCGGTATTATTTCCCCAGTCAGCTCCGGAAGCGGTATACACTTTATCGACAAGGGTATGTCCTTTCAACTCTACAAAGGTAGGACTTTCGCTGAAGGTCATAAAAGTGTTCGCAAAAGCTCCTTTATTTCTTTCGGCAAAATAAATCGCAAGTCCAATAGCTGTTGCCAAGGGTCTGCCGTCCATAGAACCAGAAGTATCGGCCATAATTAGAACATTATCATCCGTATCTACAAAATTGGGCAAAGCCTTCCACTGCTCTTCGATAACAGGGTCATACGGATGTCTGCTATAACACCAACCATAATCGGGCATATACTGTTCAACGATATCGTAGGGGTACAGGGTTCCAGAATTGATTTTCTTTTCACCCTTCTGGACATCCTCGATATACCTGACAAATCCCTCTTTATCATGCTCATAAAAAGCCTTTCTATAATTTTTCATGGCACGGGAGGGAACGGAAGAATATTCAATTTCTTTCCATTCCTGCGCAGACATCTTTGCTTCGAGAACGTTGATATACGAACGTAGCTTGGCAAGGAGTTTCTGATATTGTCTGTCAGTAAAGCCAAGAGCCTTTGCGGTCTTTCTACCAAGCTCCACGGACACTTTGCTGGAAGTGTTTACGGACTTTAGCCACTTGGCAATTAGGCTAATAGGCTTCCCATTCTGCATATCGGTAACATCCTGTACAAGCTGGTCTTTGACAACCTTCCACATATCTTTTTCGACAGGAGTATTCACAAACACATATAGGTCATCCCAACGACCAAACTCGGGAATATGTTTTAGGTTTTCTCGCATAATATCGGGATAAACCTTTGCAAGATGCGTCCAAATCTCTTTAGGAACTTTTCGTTCACCAAGACCCTGACGAATATCTCGGGCATAAAATGTTAATTTGAGAGCAAGCAGAGGGTCTTCCACAAACGCTGCTTCAAACTTGGAAATAACCTCGGATTCCAATGTGTTTCTCATGGCACCAATCTTGCCATACAGGTCAAGTAGAGCACTATTGGTGCTTTTATAGGCGTTCATTCCATTCTCGGTAGTGGTCTTGTCATTTTCTCTTTTGAGAGCACGGGCAAGACCATTCTGAACCTTCTCACGAACGTCTGCCTCTGGAATTTGTCTCTTAAAAAAGTCTTCGAAAATCTTATCCATAATAAATCCTTTCTCGATGCCGTTAAACTTTGGGCTGCTAGCATCGTACCGTACTTATATTATAACAGATTTTTTCTTGTTTGTCAACCCCTTTAAAGAATTATTTTTCGAAATCTAAAAGAAAAAATTCTGTATGGCTGCCCACATCATAGGTTCTTACCCCATCCTTATCCCACCAACGCATATAATAAATCTTAAAATAGTGTTCATCACAAAATTTCTGAATAGTATAGATAGCCTCTTCTTCTGTCTGAGGTTCAGCAATAACACGCTTATTCCCATAAGAATTCTGAAAATATAACTTCATAAAAATTCCTCCTCTTTAGATAAAGAAAGAGGGCGTGACCACCCTACACGCCCAGAAACCTTGTTTCGTACTGTGTTACCACAGCCTGTTAGCCTTTTGTCCCTCGCCATTGTGCGTTAGGGATGCCACATTTTTGCTTGCTACCTCTAATCCGAAATGACCGGACTTTGAGATTATCAGTGGCTTAATGATGGTTGACCTTGCCGGTCTAAACCATAGCGCTATGCGTAAGAACTTGGTTTTCGTCCTTACAATTATATTATAACGAAAAATCAGCAGTTTGTCAAGGGGTTTATGGAATTTTTTTGGGATTATTTTTCGAAATCTAAAAGAAATTTCGGGCTAAACGGACTTGTCTTCCTGTAAAACCGTGGTATTTTTCCTTTATCTTTCCTTTTCGTATCGACTTAAAAATTAAGCGGTGAGAAAATGGAATATCTATCATCTTCATGAATTAAAAATAAAGTATTATCAGTAGAAGACGTAAAAGAAACAAAACCAGTATGAATCATAGGACGCATGGGAACGAAATAGTGAGCATTGGTATCAATATTATATTGATTATTCATTTTTTTAACCTCTCTTTAATTTCTTTCAGCCAATATTTTTCTTTACACTTCATACATTTTATATGATTATCAAAATCACAACCGTCTTCATAGGTATAATGATTGATCATTTGACAAGGTTTAATGTTAATTACTCCATCGTAAGTAAGGGGTACTTCAGGATACTGCTGAAGGAATATTGATTGTCTTGTTTTACGTGGGTGTTCAGCAGACCATTTTTCAACAGTATCAATCATCTGTTCTGTGACATTTTTAATCGCCTGACAGGTAGTGTTATTAGCAATTGGACAATTCTCGCATTCAGAATAAGTTGAGCACATTCTATTATATTCTTCGACAAATTTTAAAGCATCCATTTAATTTACCCTTTCAAGTTAATATTTATTACAATTATTTTTCTATCTCTTGATTCCAGAAACTTTTACGACAGTCAGAGCATTGGCCTATACAATTACCATAGCAAGGAAATCTTTGTCGAACGTTGACCCTATATAAGCTAGAAATAAGGGCAGGACAGGCTTTTAGTACACCATCAACCCCGATATCTGCCTCCGGATACTGCTCTAGAAACAAGTTCTGACGTGTTTTACGAGGATTTTCTTTTGACCATTTCTCAACAAGTTCTACTGCTTTTTCAACATTGCCATTGTTAACCAAACTATCAGGATTACAACTGTTAAGCTCATGAAGAGGACAGTCAGTACAATCATACTGATTACACATACGAACTTTTTCATTGATAAACTCAATAGCATCCACAGATTATTCCTCCTAAATATTTTCTTTATTTTCGAGTCGAGTGTATCATATTGAGAGGTGTGACCTTGTTGTTATTATAATTAGAATTTCAATTTCTTATATTCCTCCATCAATGAGCCTCCACATCACACCGGTGTAACGCCCACAAATCATCGTACATTTGTGGTTCAAGCCGATACATCCACTTCTCGGGCATACCGTTAGCTTCCCACGAATAAGGTAACATATGCAGAGAAATTAGCTGGGCAACGTACAGGCAGTCGTCTTTATCTCCCAGAATAGAACCATTTTTTATAAGCTCATATTGTACAAGCAAGGACAGATAAGCTGAAACATTTTCGTGACCATAATAATGGATTTCTCCATCAGGAACACCCTTAGAGTTTTTATCGGTTCTGGTATACGGCTTCCCAATATCATGCAATAACGCTGCCAAACTAACATCAAGACCAAAATTGTTTTCGGTAGCAATTTCCCTTGCCTTAAGGCAATGCCGTCCAAGTGTTAATTTATGATGAGAATTTCCTTGGTCATACGTCCAAATCTTCATCCACTTCATTAAGCCTTGTGGGCTATGATAATATGTCGGAATGTGTTTATAGCTATCAACATTTCCCCATAGAACAATAATATCGTCCCACCCCTCATACCATTGAGGAATTTCGATAGATTTATACATCCTCTTGATAACGTATTCAGGAACGACCCTATCTCTACTCTTGTTCCTCTCTAAACACTCTTCAATCGGAGTAGCAAGGAAATAACACTCCTTCACACAATCAATCTTAGAACCGTGTAAATAGTTCAAAAAAGCAGATCGTCTTTTTCGAGTAAGCCCAGTGCTATCCAACACACAGTCTTTTCCATTCTTCAAATCCTGTGCAACACGCTTATACAAAAGTTGAAAAACCTTGTCTCCACCTTTCTGTTCACGTTCATCACCATACAACTCCTTGCGAATTGCGTCAGACGAATGGACTTTGTATCCCGCCAATTCCTTTTGCTTTGCGAATGTAGATTTTCCGCTTGCTGGCAAACCAACTAAAAATACTAACGTTGGCACCTTATATCACCCCTTCTGCCTATATTATAGCAAAAAGAACCCCTTTTGTCAAGGGGTTCCGAAGAAATTTTACTGTAACTCGCTAATTTTTTTATAATGAGGGCACTCCTTATTTCCGCTCTTTAGATAATTTACAGGAATACCCAGATAAGAATTTCTAACATACCCCTTTAACTTTTCCGGAACACATTTATCCACCCAAATCATAAAGTCTTTTTTGTTATCGCCAGTAAGCGTTCTACCTAATTCACAATACAGCTTCACGTCTACTCCGGTTGTTGCGACATAAGTAACGACCTTCTCTGCAATTTCCATGATCTTTTCCTTGTATGCCTGTGGAATCTTGCTTATAAAATCGTCAAAGGTGTCATCGGCGATGGCTTTAATGACCGAGTTAGGAGAACATAGCCCTGAAATGGCTTTATGGATGCACACATAATCATCACATTTGATTTTTACCATATATCCGTCAATATTCAGAACATATCCTTCCATTTCGTCAGCCTTGCCAACTTTGATGTCTTGTAAAACATCGTCAAGGGTTTTGTTGAACACTTGTGTAGTCTTCACATTGTATCTATTAGAGTAGTCGAGGACTTCCTTGTACGAAAGTTGATTTCCGTTTCGCTTATCACGAATACCAATCAGATATAAACCCTCTTGCTCTTTGGTGTACTTTACTACATGAGCATCTTTTAAGGAAATGTATTCGAAGATAAAGGTGTATTCGGGCCACTCTTTTAGCATCTTAATATATCCGGGATTATTTTTTAGCATAGACATTCCGTCCTGCAAACGCCAACTCTCATTGGGGTCAAGTGCTCTGCTGCCAGACATAACAAGTTCGCCATGATACCATGTGGCACTTTGCATTGAACCATCCAGCTTATTTGACACTTCCAAAGATTTGCAATTCGCAATTCTCTGTTTAATATTTTTAAGAGAGTTTTCTTCTCCTTCGTTCAGATTTCTAAACTTTCTAAAAGGAGAAAGTACGGTTTCCTCTCTGCATAAATCTACAACTAAAGAACGACACTCTCTATAAAAACCATCATACATATCCCAGATTTCGTCAGGGGCAATCTCTGATTCCCCAGAATAAATATCTGCATAACTGCCGTATCTAATAAGGAGAAAGTTTTTGTATCTGGTAAATTGTAGGATAGAAGCAATCTTAATGTCTTCCTCCGTACCAACTTGTGCAATAATATCCTTAAAAGGAACGGTATCGTCAATATTACGGTCTCTGCACTTTTTCAAAATAGATATAATATATCTATAAACAGGATTCCACCAAAAACAATTGATAAACACTTTTACCTCATCTCCCTTAAGACCCTCTCTGCTTCTTCCTTAGATGGAAAAGTGGTTACGCCATAGTTATCGACTTGTAATTCCCAGCTATCCCGCCAGCCCGTTCCATTGTCCATAAGATAGCTCAACTTAACCAAGCCGACTCGACTTTCTTCGATATAAGGCTCTCCTTCGTCAGTTCTGATATGATAAACCATGTCCCCAACGGTTAGAGGAGAATAGACCATACGTCCAGAATTTACTTCTTCCGGGGTATATCCTGATTTTTCATAGGCATACAACTTCTCAATGATTTGAGAGAAAGCGCAATCGTCACAGTCAGACTTGCTTTTAAACGGACAATCGCCACACGGAATACTGGCATCACTTTTGCCAGAAAACACAGTCCCAGTATCTTTATCTGCATAGGTTAATTTATTGCTATTTGTCTTCATTGTCTTTTACCCCTCTCCACACAGCATGACACTTGCACCAGCCCTCACTATACCAAGCACGACAATAAGACGAGTTGTCATACTTGCATATATTGCACGGCGGTTCTTCTTCTCGAAGAACCTTCTTAATATCTGATTTTGCCAACTCATTAACAGTTCGAAGTTCTACCAACACAGAAGATAGCTCATCAGAGATGTCTTTGATTGTACCCAACTCAACGGCTTTAAGAATTCTCTTTTCGATATTTTTTGCACTATAGATGGTTTGGAAAATTTCCATCGGGACAAAAGCTCTTTTAGGCATCAAAATCCATCCCCTCAATATAGGTAACTTTTGGCATCACACCAGCCATCATCATACCACTTGTCAAGAATTACATCCATCTTTTCTGTGGCCGTTCTATCTTCGGAAACGCCTAACTTCTTAGAATTGACCGTCAGCGTAAAAGGCTTTCCGCACTCGTCACAGAACATACCATGCTCACCGTCTTCGAAGAACTCGGGCCAATCCGCATAGCCCAATTCATCCGAGCCATACCTGTACCCGCACCACGGACAAATCACGTCATCCTCCGCAAAGGTGCTCGTTTCTTCTCCGGAGCGGATGTCCGCTGCGGTCTTTTCTATCACTTCTTCCTTCGCACATCTAAAACACAGATGTGCCCAAGGTAGCATATCCTTCTCTTTTCCGCACCGCTCACAAATCTTTTTCACGCTTTTTCTCCCCTTCCACTTCCATAAACGAGCCGCCAGGGAAAAAATAAAATTATTTTTGAGTCATGTTTGCACCACACCATGGACAATACGCCGTAGGAACTTGGAGTCCGTCTTCGCTACACAGAGAGGGTTGTTCGCACACAGAACAACATAACTGCTGTCTATCTTGATTACTGGGATACCAACACCATTTACCACGAACAATAGGAGCGACATCTAAAGAAGGAAGGTGTGCAACATTAACCCATGCCGTAGCATAATCACCACAGGTTCTACGAATGATTTCCAAAACCTCGTCCCTGCTCACAAATTTATTTTCCATATGTGTTTTCCCTTCCTATATTTTGGTCATAGTTGTACCAGTCCCAACAATCATCACAGCCAACAAAATAATTCCAATATACCTCGTCTAAAAGAGGAACTGGGTCTATGCGCACAGTGACGTGACGAAACCACTTACCACACCTTGGACAATAACCAAATGTCCTTTGGATATTAGTTCTTTTGTCAAACCGAAATTTTGTGTTTCTTTTTCTTTTAGGCACTTCATACATTCCGTTCTTCGTCAATTTACCGCAACCTCTCGTGAATATAACTTCCATTTCCGGTATAATAAATATCTTTGATTCCTATATCCCTAATGGCATTCATACAAGCAGGACATGGTTTCGCTATGGCAAGTTCTCCATTTTTATATTCTCTATAGACAAAAATACTCGCTCTGCCAAAATCAATATCCATCTTCTTTGCACGGACAATAGACATCATTTCGGCGTGTAAGCTATTCCTCGCTACGTCAACATCGAACTCCCTATATTTATTATACTGCTTTTGAATGGGATTTTCTTTGACCACGTTCCACCCAATAGACACAACTTTGTTTCCACAAACAATAATTGCCCCTAAATGGTAACGTGGAAAGTCGCTGAATTCACTTGCATTTTTTGCCAACCTAAAATACTTTTGTATACTCCTTTGATTTATAGTCCCACCCCTTTTCTCTTATATTATAGCAAAAAGTCGTCGCATTGTCAAGGGGTTTTGAAAGAAAATGTGAATCTAAAAGAAAAAGAGGGGAATAAAACCCCTCTTTGTAACCACTTGTTTTGTTTTTTGCCCTTTGGAAGGGTTAGCTAAAGAACCTCACTTAAAAAATCTATGGCCCTCTAACTCAAATAGAAACGTTAAGCTATTTTCAAAATAACTTGCCGCTTTTTGGGAAGCCCATCTCGGAGCGTAGAAGAATAATGCTCCATTAGATAAGTCCTCGCATTCGCCATTCAGCACTTCACGAACAGCTTGTTTTGTATCTTCGTCTGGTTCATAAGTATGGTTATAATAATTATTTACAGACGAAAATTGCCCCTTTGCCAATATCACATCGGAAATTGTCTCTGCATAAGCAAATTTATCAGATAGAACCCGATTGACAATTACCCATGCAATAATACGTTTATGCTGCAATGTTGCTCCACGCACTTCCTGCTGAATGATATATTCCATCATCCGTTGTTCTTCCTCTGTATAAGGAATAACCGGAGCCGTTGTAACAGCAATACTCTCTTGTTTTGAAATCTCTGTCCTCTCAACTGAAATATCTTCTTTTGAATATACTTCCACAGAAATTTCTTTAGCATCTTCATACACTTCTAACTTGGGACCCTCTACGTCATAGGCGTATACATGATCGTTAGAATTGTTTGACCTTCCAACTTGATAAGCCGGAATGGGTTCAAGACTACCACAAATGATGTTAAGTAAGATTGCAGCAACAACACTTGTGGTCCCCCTAATCACACTTCTCTTCATCAACTTAAAAATCTCCAATCCCAAGTGGCTACCTTTATATTATAATGAATTTTTTACCATTTGTCAAGGGGTTTTGTCATCTTTTGTAATCACTTAGTAACTTTTTCATAATCAAATTCCCCTTAGATGCAATTTGGCGAACTCGTTCATGACTAAGACCAAATTCTCTTCCGGTAGACGTATATACGCTAATATCGCCATTCATAACCCTTTCAACATATCTCCTATAGACATCTACATTTTTCGGAGACATTTTTTGTCTAATTTCTTTGTCAATTAGATGAAAAATACTGTCTCTAAAACTGTCATCCTCTACCGTTTTCTCTACATTAACAGACTCATCCTGCTTATCTAAAATCGCATCCAGAGAAACACTCCCATTCATTGTACGGTTATAGAACTCGGCAAGATAATTTTGTCCACATTATAATGTAAGTCATTGACAATGGTCATAATCTCATCGAATGTCTTATCTTTATTTTTAACCACTACAACCTCTGCTTTATTCCTATCCGTATAAGAGACGTTGTTAGTCCTCCCGGTCACTCCTGCTCGTCTGTACAAGAACAGCCCTATTTCCCTATTTACGGCACTATATACATATGTTGACAGGTTTCCCTTGCTTTTATCCCATGTTGCTGTACTCTTCCATAAACGAGTCATACCCTCTTGAATGGCATCCTCTTTGTCCTGCTCCCCCTGAATATCATACTTATTAACACAGGAATAAACCAAGTTTATATTCTTCTCCAACATCTTTCTTCTTTCTTCCAAACTTCTCTTCATTTACCTTTCCTTCTTTTAATCCTTTGTATATTAACGGTGTCGTTAAGTCGTCTAATCAGCTCGAACTTTTCTCTTCTTTTCTAATCCCATTCTCACTTTATCGACAATCTGTGCCACTCTTTGTTTGCTGACACCGTATTCGTCTGCAACGTCCTGCATACTACCCGAACCCTCCATCATTTTGCGCATCCAAGAGTAATAAATATTCTTAGTTTGTTGATTACTTCTTTTGAGAATTCTATCTACTTCATCAAGCACGTTACGAACCAACTCTTTATTTTCGACCAGCTGTTCCACGTCAACGGTTTTGTCTTTAATATTTGCTCCATACCCGCTCTCTTGGTCGGCATATATGTCCTCTAGCGGTGTTACGCCTTCTACAACCATAGAATATACATTCCAAAAAACAGCTCGGTTTTCCTTTTTACCCCTTATTCTTTCCCACTCTTTGAAGATCCACTCTTTATCCTTGTCTTTATTTTGAGATATAAGAATAGAGAGTCTGAATATAGGACCACCCTCTTTTCCTATCCCGCACTTTTCCCATTTCCATCCTTTCACTCTGCTTGTAATACAGTTGGTAGAATAAGTAATAAATTTTACACCCTTCTCTTTCTCATATCTCTCAGTACATTCCCACAGCTCCATCAATGCTACCTGAATTAAGTCATCTAAATTATTGGAATTCCCTGCATATTTATGTGCTATATTATATGCTGTGTTTTTATATTTATTGAACAGTTCAAGTCTCTCTCGGTATTCCTTATCATAATTGTTCATATATGTTCCTCCGTTCTTAGATTAGGATTGCTTTGTTATGAAAAGATAGGGAGAGTTTGTTAATTTTGCTTTGTTCTTCAAAGACAAAATGGCTTTGGTGAGTGTAAATGTTTTTTATGTTTTGTATTATCGAATTATTTTTGTGGGAGAGAGATGAAAAGGAATTACTTTTCACCCCCCCACCATTACTTCATCGCCATAAAAACAACAATTCTCACCCTTAATTCATCCATACAAATCCTACCACATTCTACCCTTATCCCCAAGTCTCCGCCTTAAACCCCTCCAACCATCCAAATTTCGATTAAAATCCCACTTTACCCTTGGAATCCAAAGAAATAAATCGTATTAAGGAAATCGTTAAAGCACTGCTATTCAACACCCTAACGTCCAATTTCTCTTTAGATTAAAGGGAAATAATGCCTTATCGCCCTAAATCTCAAAATAATCAGCCGCTCGTCTTGACCCCCATTTTACACCAGACGGCCAGACCTCCAAGTCCCCTATCCCATTCCATTCGTTCCAATTCCCACAGTACGTGACCGCCCTAACACCCGACTCTACGGTCACTGACATTCTACAATACAAATACGGAACACCCTCTATCCCGTCTAAAAGAGAAAGCGTAGAAAGCTGGTCATGACTATCACCGGTCAACTCCCACAACTCCCCGACAACGATGTCGTGAACATTATCCGTTCGCTTTAGTATAGGATAACATCCTTCAAAGTTATGATATAATTTAAATCCATAGACCTCAGTATCTTTCAAATACCTCCCAAAATATCGCATAGCATAATTTATGCTCTCACCATTCATCAGAGTGCCATAGGCGAATAAATAAGTTCTCACTGTGAATCCTCCGTTTCTACTAATTAACCAATAAGATTTCTGTTGCTATAATAACAGTATACCATATCGTAACCTATTTGTCAAGGGAGAATTTTACATTTTTCAAAAAAATAAAAGGGAGAACCTTCGTTCTCCCCTAAAAACTCATCCAATCATTTCTTTAGACAACTTATCCATAGCTCTGGACAACGCAAGATAATACCCCTTACGGAAGTCATATTCGTCATACGGAGAACATTTTGCGGTAGCCTTGACAGAGATGCCGTCCTCTACAATTCCAGTCCCGGGGTCATACATAAGTTTAACCTGAAACATTCTGCCCTTCTGCCGACAATAAATCATAACCTCGTCATCACACAGAATATCGAACAGGCCGTAATAAATGTCTCCAACATACTGCCATTCCGACCATTCCTCTTTGGGTTTAGATTCTTCGTAAAACTCCTCGAAATACCGGTTAAATTCATCCCATGACATAATTCCTGCCCCCATAGAGCAAGAGAATTGGATGGTCATACCCTCTGCAATATCGTCCACCGTAAACACCGTGCCAGTTTCCAGAGAAAACCCCGGAACTCGTTTTACCATTTTGATTTTAGAACCCTTCATTAACATAATTCTGTTACCCCTTTATTATTTATTTAGAACGACCGTTCGCTCACATGATTTAAAACATATCTTGCAGAATACTTCTTGGGCTTCTCTCCATCCCCCACAAACTCCACAGTTAGTTCCGCAGGAACACCAAACGTAGTCGTATGCTTGTACAAAGGAACAATCTTAGTTTTTGGATACAACACTTTATGAGACGCTTCACATTTTTTCGCTTCCTCCTCATCCGAAAAAGAGGTGTGACAAAATTCACAGACATACAGTGTTTTTGTTTTCATACAGATTTCCTTTCTCTTTTAGATATTATTTAGATGGGTTTGTAAGACATTCCCACGTCTTTATTATAACGAAAAATGCGTTGTTTGTCAATGGTTTTTATCCATCCAAATCAATACCATACTCCTCGCATTTTTCCTCGATAGCAAGGAACACGCCCTGATGAACAAAAATATCAACATCGGCAAGTTTGTCATACATAAAGCGAATAAGACCTTCTGCATTGCTTATCTTTTTCTTACATTTATCTGCAACCTCTCTGTCGGATTCCTGCTTATCTTCTTCTGCTTCTTCCTGTGTATAATACAGATACCTACAAGCACGAGTATATGGAGCAATATTATAGGCTTCCAGCCCAACATATCCACCCATATCACCCCGGATACTTACCACCCTTCCGTGCTCAACATAAGCGTATTCTGTATCCCAGAACCACAACGTCTGTCCGATATGAATATCACAAATATTTACCATAACAAATCCTCAATTACCACCATAAACACCAGAAACATTCTTTTAGAACCTTGAACAAGTCATCTTTAAGACCGTTATCCACAGCAAGGAAATCTTTGTCGAATTGCCGAAGCAGCCCCTTACAATCCTCAATCATCCGGTCAACACACTGTCCAAGTGTCAGCGTTTCGCCATCAATTTCAAACTTGTGATAGTTCATGTCAATACAGTTAATATCTCTGTATAAACACAGGTGTTCGTACCACCAAGCAACAAACGTTGAATTCAAGGAATAGGTATCCCGTTTATCAGCGAAATGCCCCTCCTGATTTTCAACAGTCGGGTATCCCTCCTGATTTTCAACAGTCAGATATCCCTCCTGATTTTCAACAGTCGGATAATCCGACTGATTATACGGATAAGGATATTCCGACAGCCCTAACTCATCGAAATACTTACTTCTCATCTTTACCCTCCATAATACCCTTCACATACTCTATCCACTTGTTATACGAAATGTCTACAAGGTCTTCCATTGGGATATTCTTTAGATATTCACTAATCTCAGGTTCTAAAGGAGAAACCACTACATAGTAGTCTTCGCCCAGCTGTTCTTTTAAGATATGGTAAAAGCTGTTGACTGTTTCGCAATCAAACATGAAGCCCCCATTATCGTTATACGGAATCTGAAAATGAGCAATCTTTTTCATGGTATATTTCTCCTTAGTCCTTATTATCTTTTAGATTCTTCAGGTATTTTTCATATCTATTCAGAACATCCAGTTCCTCCGGAGTACATTCACAATTATATTTCCTTCGGCACTGTACAACTTTTCCATCACGAACTTCTACTGTAACCAGACTCTTGTTTAGAGTGCCAATTTTTCTTAAAAACAAAATGTCGCACTTTCCATCAATTACACTCTGAATATAAGACGCTACGCAATTGTTCTGCTGTACAGCCTCGTCCTTAATATCCTGTGTAGAATCAGGATAAATTACAGCCCAGTCCTTATATCGAAAATCCATCTTATGATTGACACGCTTTGAGAAATTGATTTCATCAAATTGGCATTTTAGCCTCTGATAAGTACGAATGGCAATCTGGTGAGAAGTCAATAAGTGCTTCGGATATTTTTCGTACTTATTGCTAATCTGACTCATCATTCTTGCATAGTCGCTCAGATTTTGAATGACATTGTATGTCTCAACCGCTTCATACGTCATAATCCAATCAATGTATCTAAGTAAAGATTTTTCATTATACCTTTTCTCGTTTATAAGATCAAAAAACGCCGTATACCCAAGTAGTTTCTGAATCTTACTGACGTTCAGACTATAAAATTCTTCCATCATGTCAAAAGCTGTTTTAACCAAGTTAGGATAATTCTTGCAAGCAGAACAAAAGCTACGATCCATAGCGATATCCCATTGTCTACAAAGAGAAATTGCAAGAGACGTAGCATTTCGACTCTCAACAGTTCCACGAACCTTTTTGACTCCGCTGGAAAAAATCTGCTCATACGAACTATACTTTTTTGCGTATTTAAGAACCGTAGAAAAGTTTCTTACATAGGTCGGAGCCTTTTCACAAGCAAAATTCAAAAAATTCTGATAGTTTTTATCTTCGATAGACTCAATGAAGTTCTGAATGCTATATCCCTTTGTCTTATGCGCAACAGACTTCACCGGTTTTCCTTTAACGCCAATCTGTTCTCCCGTAGATAAGTCATACCGAATGGTGTCTCCGTCATCTAAATAGAAAGTTAAGAACTTTCCTTCCTTTTTTCCTACCATTTAAACCGTCCCCTTCAACTTAACATGTTTGCAATTTTCTTCTCGGCATGGATCCATTTCTTTTGTACCCAGACATTTTCTATTATCCAAAAGGACACAATGTTCCCAATCGTTTTCAGAATGATGAACTTTCGGTCTGCGTATTGAAGATCTCTCACATTTTTTATCAAATCTTGAACACCAACCACATGGCGTTTCATAACAGCAGTTAATTGTTCCTATCATTGGGCTGTTCCTCCTTATCTATAGGAATAAAGTACACAGTAGATGGGATTTTAAATTTAACATAAGATTCTATAGGCCCAGAACTCATTTGCCTTTGTATTTGAGTAATAGTTTCCATAAAAGTTTGTTCGTTAATGAACTCCGTGTAATTACGGTCTATTTCATAAATTATTTTAAAAGAATTCTGATTACCAGTTTTAATGTCACGCAAGCATAATATTGATTCGACAGAAAAATTATCATCAAAATCATTTCGTGTAATGGAATTTATAACACATTTTTCACATATATAATCACTAAGTTTCCATTCACGAACTGTTCCTCTGAAATCGTAATTCATTTTACATCCTCCTTGCATTTTCCGGTAATAAGTTCAGAGTAAGGCAGGGTTTCAATCCACTCGCAAAATTCTACCCATTCATCCAGTTTGTGATTACGGCGAGACTTATAAATATTGGCTAAAACCTCATAGTTCAGCATGACTGTCCGCTTCTGATTGTAAGAACTGGGAAGAAGTTGGATCATCTGCCACCAGTATTTTTTGTCTTTGGACTGCAAATACAATTTTCTAAAATGATTTAGTACCGCAGTAGTTCCATGCAAATCATCTTTTGCAATCCCTACCAAATGTTCGCATGAGAAATCCTCTAGTGTGAATTCCTTATCTGCAATCTTGTGCATCGTAGAGCACGAATTAGCAACTGTACCAACCTTATAAGTATCGAACTCTTTCCACCAGTACAGTGGAGCGGTAATGTCAAGATAGACAGCAATCATCCGCATAAATTTACGATGATCAGTACCGGCGTTACGAAGACGTTTCATTAAATCAAGGTCATTAGAACCAATAGAAAATCCTGTACTGTTAGTACATCCATCTTGATATGGCGAAGTATATCCGCTATCACTCTTCTCCCAAGAGTTCATCGGATTACGCATACCACGAATAGCGTGTTCCCAACCAATCACTTCTACATTTTCGATTTTAATCATTGAACAATCCTCCGATAATGGTTTTGTTTTTGTAAGAACATCTATATTATAGCAAATCTAAAGTCGTTTGTCAAGGGGTTCAGAAAGTTTTTCCCTATTTTATATCAAACTTCCGAAAATATTTTTTAGTAGACCAATAATAGATATATGGTTGACAAAATGACAAAAATATGCTATAATATATTTGGGAATTAAAGAAGGAGGCTTTTAAATGAGTAAAAAATATTTGGACGACTACTAGGAATCTTAAATATTAAGGAGGTTTTTAGTATGTTTAAACCAGAAGACAAAACACAAATAATCTATCTTTTTGATAGATATAATAATGGGTGGACTATAAGGTTCTCTACCATTGATGATGCCTTGAAGTTTATTGCGTCAAAAGGAAAATCCCACAATTCAAATGACTATTCTTTTTTTAAAGAAATTAGTCTTAGCGACGACATATATAGATTCGAAGAATCTTATCAATACTATGATGAAAATTTGAGCCGTTATATTTATTCCTCAGACGTAAGATATTATTCTCGCCGTTATACGTTTATTGATGGAACGAATCGCACTTTGGATTTAAGAAATTATC